TAAGACATCACGTAGGCATGTATTGAACATTTACTCAGACAACAATGCTTATGCCAACCTGTTCAAGACAGACTTTGGTTAAAGACCATGCTTTTCTGGTTAAACCAGCGTATTACCTCAAGTCGCTTTATGGGGTAAGGGGATTTTGTGTCTGCGACATTTCTGTTGTGCAAGAAATATGTACAATAAAATGAATTTTGTCGCTTTGCAAGCAAAATCCCACTAAACCCTATAGGTTGCGGATTTGAGGTTTATTAGGTTGGTTTTTAGTTATTAAGGTTTTAGATTGGTTTAAGGTAACAACTTATGGAGCAGCTGCCAGTGATGGTGGTTGCTCTTTTTTTTGTCTTGAAAATGCCTTAGAGTGTAAAATGTTAAAATTGCAAGCGGCTTAATGTATTTGTAGTTTTGTATACGTAACTAAAATTGTGTTATGTGTTAAAAATGTGCAATTAGAGTAGAATAATACATTAAAGCTCTTGCAGTTTGAAAATAAATTAGTATCTTTGCAGCGTGCTTTGTTGGTGCTGACACGCTTACAAGAATCAATAAGATTTTCCGTGGCGAAAGCCATACCACGATAATCCTTACCTAGATTTCGGTGTCAGACGAATGAAGGGTAAGGATTTCTTTTTAGAATCCTTGTTTTGAGTCGAAACATTCTTAGATTGCTCTAGGTTAGCAATGGGCAATAATTGTTGGAGTAGGCGAAACACAGATAAGGTAAACAAATAAGGAATTTATGGGAAAGCATTATTTACACATACGTATGGACTTGGTAAAGAAGTATACCTATGGTGCGTCATCGCAAGAAGTGAAAGCGCACAAGGAGACTCTTTGCTTTGCCATTTGGTGTAAGATGCAACGCAGAAATTCTGTAATATTTAACTTAACCATCAAGGATGTAAAGAAAAAACTCGGTGTAGGCTATCCAAAGGCAAGAAAATTGCTAAAGGATGTCAAGGAGGATGGACTCTTTACAGAACTTGGTAACGGGCGATTTATCGTGAATACGTTCCGTGATAAAGAAAAGAAGCCCAATAAAAAGGGCGGTCGCTTTCAAGGGGCTTACGTTTGTCGTATTCCTATTAGTAAGGACTATAAGCTAAAGGAGTTATATTCTATAGTCAACAATATTTTGTACACATCGGTTATTAGTGGTGCTCGTCAAGACTGTTTTAACGTTGGCAACAATGATTGTGCTTGGCATCAACTAACTACTAACTCGTTTGCAAAGGTTGTGAATATGGGTCATGGCTCTATATGCCGAATCAAGAAGAATCTTATCTGCGAAGGTAAGATTAAGTCCACGTATGCGGAAATGCACATGGCAGATGATAGAAACGAGGGAGAGATGGAACGAACATTGCAAAGGTTTGGTCGTAGGAACTTTACGTTTAACGTAGGTAACCTGCACTATTTAATTATACCTTGCTCTTACTCTTTTGGAGACCGAGAGACTTCTATTGCTATCAAGCACAGAATCTATGGTTATAAATTGAAGGGACATCGAATGCAAATAAAGGAAAATGGCACAATAGGAAATCTACCTGATGACTTCTATGGTGGGTAAGTTCTATTTTGGACATTTTCATATTAGTAGTTAGTTGGAATAAGTATAGGAGTCTTTAAGAGGCTAACGTGTTCCTTGATATATTACGTGTTATTATTATATATACGAGATTATGAAGAAGATAGAAGAAAAGTACTTGGAATCAGAACATCAAGTTAGAGCTTATGATGTTTATCTGAGTTCATATCGTGTGAAAGGTGCAAATCGAGTGTTGGCTTATAGTCGATTGTATGATGGTGACAAATTCATTCGTGACAACTTCCTGGTCAACGAGCAACAAGCCGACAAAATAGAGGCTATGTTTGACTTGGTTAATAGAATATTGGAAACTTGTAAGGATATAGACTTGTTTACGATTCGTGTTTCAAACAAAACTTTTGCGAATTTAGTGAAGAATGCTGACTTTGCGGAAGAGTCTAATCGCTACTTTGGCAATATATCTAGATTTAAACGTCTGCTTGGCAAGAGGGAGGTGATAATTGTTATTCCCAATTGGTGTACCGCAAACAAAAAAGATTATGCTATTGACGAAATGGCAAAGGATTTGTATGCGAAGATACCATCTTCCCGAGTCTTTTCGGGTTTCTGTATAAAGAAAAATTGGATAGAAAAGGGCTTTATCGAAGATTTGTGGGACTTGTTATGGAAAAACGAATGGAGACAGAAAGATGGAAACTATTGTGATGATTGGCGAACATTGGCAGGTGCTTACAACTCCGTTTTGCGAACAGGCAAGAATGCAAAGTATGGAAAGGTTCAACCTAAGAAAGAAGAAACTGTTGTGGAAAGAAAAAGGCTTCTTCCAAACTATATTTGCTATACAGATGGCAGCTGCGATAACTATTCCACCCATAAGGCAGGTGGTTCTGCGTATATTGTTGTGAATACATCTACAGGTGAACTTGAAAAGGTCAAGACACACCATTGCTTGCATACTACCAATAATAGAATGGAGATGTTAGCGATAATATCAGCCGTTAATTATTGCCCGAAAGGTTCTGTCATAGAGGTTCGAAGTGATTCCAAGTACGCATTAAAGATGTTCCGATATACAGATTGGGAAATAGGCGCAGATATAAAGAACACAGATTTAATCAAGTTGTATCGTAAGTGTGCAAAGGATAAGCTTGTTATTTTGACTTGGGTAAAGGGACATAATGGCGATGATTTGAACGAGCAAGCGGATTGCTTGGCTTTTGGTGCATATGAGAAAGCATTAAAAGAGAATGGCTTACCAATGGCTCCTGAGAAGTATCGTGCTATGAGACGAGGCAAGCAGACGGTGTTTGAAACAGATAATTAAAGATAAATTTGATTTATTATGAAAGAGTTAAGTTTTGATAAGCTATACGTAAAGTTTAGCAATTTATATTGTGAGTATCGTAGTAGAAAGCAATTCTTGAAGTGGTTGAAATCCTCAAAGAATCTTTCTGAAGAGTTGTTTGAAGTAACGCCAAGTGAAGGTGGTTCGTTTGACGTTGTGTTGTCTTTTGAAGAGATAAAGGATGTATTCCCGATTATGGAGAATTCATTGCCTAAGTACGAAAACGATATAAAGCAAGTTCTTTTGGCTATAAAGGAAATGGGACAGCTTGAAGTTGCAAAGATATGGCATGAGGATGATTGGGGTGATGGCTTTGTAGAGGATTTTTGTAAAACCCATGATATTTAATGAAGATACAGACGTTTGAACTATGTGCCGGATATGACTCTCAACTGATGGCTTTGGAGCGGTTGAAGAAGAAATATTCTGATTTCGATTACGAGTGCATCGGATGGTCTGAGATAGAGCCAAATGCAATAGCTTTGCATAATGTTTGCTTTCCTAGTCTATCCGGCAAGAACTTTGGTGACATGACCAAGATAGATTGGAGCAAGGTAGCCGATTTTGACTTGCTGACATATTCAACACCTTGCCAGTCTGTTTCGCAAGCCGGAAAGCAGAAAGGAATAGAGGAGGGAAGCAATACACGTTCCTCTATCCTTTGGTTCACAAGAAACGCCATTATTACCAAGAGACCGAAATACCTCTTGATGGAGAATGTAGAGGCTTTGGTTCAAACAAAGTTCATTGGGTTCTTTAATAAGTGGCGCAAGGAGTTGGAATCCTACGGATATGTTAACTATGCTAAGGTGGTAAATGCAGCCGACTGCGGTGTTCCTCAGAACAGAAAGCGTGTCTTCATGCTCTCTATACGAAACGATGGTGATAAGATAGATTATCATTTTCCGAGAAAGACAAAACTAGAGAAACACTTGGTTGATGTCTTGGAGGAAAATGTGGATGAGAAGTACTTTTTTAGTGATGACTTGCTATGTAAAGAGAAATTTGTATCGAATGAATGGAAAGAACCTATGAGTGCAGCTATAAGAACTCGTTCTGAGGGGAAGTGGATAAAAGGCGAAAAGCATAGTTCAAAGGTCGAACTTGGAAAGAACATAGCCAATACCATTACATCTGCGAGCAAGGACTCCTTGGTTGTGCTTGGAGAGACAAGGTTGCGCATTAGGCGTTTGACTCCGAGAGAACTCTTCCGCTTAATGAACGTTGACGAAGAATACATAGACAAGATGCTTGAAAGTGGAGTGTCGAAGTCAAGTCTTCAAAAGGCTGCTGGAAATTCGATTGTCGTAGCTTGCATGGAGAGGATATTCAAGGAACTTTGGTTTTCTGAGAGTAATGTTAAGGTCGCTGATGATGGTCAGCTATGCTTATTTTAAATATTGACGATATGATGTTTTTAAATATTAACGAGAAAAAGGAGAAAGCAAATGCTATCTCATACAAGATAGATGAGTACATCTGGGGACGAAAGGATTTTGTTACCGATTGCCCCTATGGTGAGAAAGGCAGATACACCAATGCAATTAATAAAGTTGGTGATTTGGGGTGTAATACTTGTGAATGGCAGGTAAGACATGACCCAAGTACGCAAGTTGTGATGTGCTCCCATCCAAAGGTGTAGAAGAGCGAGATTAATAAACTTTTTAAGGATATGTGATATGGATAAGGAGAAATTAAAGAATGATTACGAGAATGCTTGCAATGCTTACTTGAAGGCATTCTGTGAGAAGCATGAATTTTACGGATTAGATAATCCGGAGACATTTTGGATAGGTGACCAAGTTGGAGGAATAGCTAATTGTGGCGATTTGACTTTCGATATGGCTACTATTGTAACAGATATTGAAAAGGAAGCTCCCGAAGAAGAGTTGTTGAAGTGGTACGATTATACTATTGAAGCTAGAGAGTTCAATTTGCCTGTTCCAAACTTCGACCATTGGCTTATGGGGTGTCCTATAACACCAAGTAAATGGTTCGAGATTATGCGAGCAAAGCGCAAGGAATTTGAGGACTTGTTGAAACAAGAAAATGAAAGGTTGAAAAATGGAAAGAAGTAATCTTTTTAATCATTTGTTGAGGATATTTGATGAAGGTCTCAGTATGAAGACTACCGAACTTGAATATGGTACACTTGAAGTTACTGTAGAGAATCGAAGCCAAGACAAGAAAATCACATTCTTAGCAAAGGGTATGGAGGATGCCAATCAGAAAGCAGCGGAATGGCAGGTTGGACAAATGCTCTTGAATTGCGATGATTTCGAGGAGATTGTTATGTTCTTGGCTCAAAGAAAAAAACTTAAAAAGGAAATGTCAAATGGATAAGAATTTTAGAAGTTGTTTTTGTTGCGTCCATTTCTTGGTAATACAAAATACAAGTATAGGAAATATTTTGAAATGCAAGAAAGGTAGCACTACGAAAGTACAAGGGAAGCGAGTGACAGAAATCGCTGCAAGATGCAAAAATTACAAAGCGTTAGGCACACGTTAAAGAACATAGTAAGATAAAATTAAGGATAAAGGTAATTGGCCGCATGAGTATTTGAGAAAGAGAAAAATGTAAAAAGTTTAAAATAAATGGTAGAAACTATATTAAACAATTAAAATACATTAATAATATAAAGAAACACATTAAAACGCTTGCATGTTTCGAATATTCTTTGTATCTTTGCATTGCAATTAAGAAATAAAGGTTATTAATTTGAAAAGGTGAGACACACCATAAAAACTGGGAATGATGACAAAAAAGGAAATAATAAAACAATGGTTGGATGAGCCGAAAGTGAGATATTGTAATAATTCTAATTTCACTTTGGGTTATGGTGATGGCTGGGATTGGGTTAAAGATGTTCTACGACCAGCTATCACGAAGAACGCTATGTTTCTCAGATTCTTGGAGTATGGTTTCCGTGAGATAGAAGAGTTTTTGAAATCAAAAACCGGAAAACCGAGCGAAGAGGATTGTTCCTTGTATTCTGTTGGATATAAGGATGGTGTCAATGATGCCATGATTGCAATTAAGAATAGATTTGAAAATTTAAAATAGGAGGTTAAATGGATTTAGGAAAGGCGATTAAGACAATGAGGGTAAGCAAGGGCTTGACCCAACGACAACTTGGTAAGGCTATCGGTTGTAGTGAGACAAATATGTTGTTTATGGAGACCGGAAGAACGTTTCCACGTAAGAGTAAGATTGATGCAATATGCAAGGTATTGGAGATTCCGATGTCTTATTTGTTGATGTTCTCTATTACACCGGATGATATTCCGGAAGATAAGCAGAGTTTGTATACAAGCATCGTTGAGCCGATGCGTAACGAATTTATTAGGGAGTTGTTGCGATGAAGAGATGCTATTATTTTGTGGCTAAGTATGTCAAGAATGGCATAACACGTACATGTACAGGTACACAAGAGACGATTGATGGCTATTTTGATTTCGTCAGTGCTGGAAATTTTATAGCACAGAAACATAATGTTGATTCAAAAGACGTAATTGTAACTTTTTGGTCTGAGATTAATTCAGTAATGTTAGATAAATATAAAAAGCATTAGAAAGCATAAAAAATGGTTGAATTCGAGTATGAAGGCAGTATCATTTGGAAAAATTACGATTTCCATTTTATGCCTTGTGTAGGTGATAAAGTCGTGATTAACAATCTTACATACAAGATTAAGTCTCGTGTGTTCAAGTGCCAAGGAAAGACAGTTAAAGTTGTTTTAAAAAAGGTTGATAATGAAAATACGAATAGTTAAATATGTTTGTGCCGATGGAGTAGAAAGAGGTATCTTGGAGTACCGTAACCATTGGTGGGAGAAGTGGGAGCCATTGCATCAGGACGGAAAGCTGGCTTATGTTTCATATATGGGAACGAAACCATATAAGTCATTGCAGGAAGAGTGCTTTGATGTACTTGGATTGAATGAAGAACAGATAAAGGTGCGTGAACAGATGTCCCGTTATATCTTGGATGCAGAAGAGGTATATGTTGGTGCTAGAATAGGCAACGAATATTATATCGGCTATGATGTTGATAATGATGAGAGTCTTGAAACGCTTAGAAATTTGGAGGAATAGTTATGATCGGAAAGATTTTTTCGGTTAATACCGATATTGTATATCGTAGAGAGGAGAGTTTGAATCTCTTCGAAGGCAAGAAAAAACTTGATAAGGTGGTGTCTGGTCGGGTATTCAAGGAACAAATCAAGTTGCTTGGTTTTACCATCAGGACAAAGTATTTTTATCAGATTTGCTGTCCACAAGTCAATATGAATGATACCCATGAGGTTATTGTATTGAATAAGGTCGAGGATTTGGTAAGGACAGAGTGCTATAACAAGGTTGTTGAATATTCTAATAGAAAACATCATGCCTAGTGTTAATTGTTTCAGAAGAGTCTTGTTGAACGTAGGTGGCAAGAAGATAATTGTCAGTGTGCCGCATGGAATGACCGAAACCGAAGTAAACAAGGTTATGATTGTTACTAGAGGTTATCTTCAGCAATATGTCTATGTTGAAATGGTGTTGGCAGAGTGCTTCATGCAGAAAATCGAAAAGAGTATTCTGAAGAAGAAATGCGTTAGGTTTGAAGTGAAGAAGAAGTGGGTGGACTGCAAGAAGAACCTTCGCAAGGCGATTAAGTATTATGACGCTTATGTTCCTAATGCAGATTTCAATAACGAATTCGCAATGACGTTCTATGACAAGATTAGTGAAGACTTGTACAAGTTGCGAGATAAGCTTGCGGTGAGGTTACAGAACTTAGGGATTGGTGAAAAATCGGGAGTTTATGCGAATGCAATCATCCTGTACAATCTGACCAACCTTTGTTTGGGAACTTACGAGAATATCATCCGTAAGCTGTATGAAGATTTGCATGTTAACTTAATGCAAGCGTTCAAGGATTTTGCTCCTATCTTGGCCTTTGAAAATTCTTATGACTTCATGGCATTGGTGATGAATAAGGATTTCAAGAGACTTGCTGACCATTTGATGACTAAAGAGATTCTTTCTTATTTCGATAAGGTGAGAAACGGTGTCTTCAACGAACAGACTTTGAATGCAGCCGCTGTAAATGCGACAGAAGACTTGAAAGACGATGAGAAGGATTTGCAGAAAACTTATATCGGAATTAGTGACTTTATGAAGAGTGACTATCCTTTGGAGAGTGTGACATCTAAGAAAGCAAGCTAATGAAAATCGAACCAAGTGAGTTCTTGCCTATAGGTAATGAATTTCAGAAAATCTTCGGAATAAGCTTTGGAAAATTCATTGATATGCGGTTTCTTTTAGCGAGAAAAGAGTTAGTCTTCAATCTACTGAAGTTCACAGATTGGCTTGAAGAGTGCTATCCGGATGAGTGTTCCATTGATGGAGTGAGCTATAATGCTGTTGTCGAGCGAAAGTTTGGTAAGCGAGGTGTTAAAATGATTAAGAAGTTGATAGGATGAAGTACATGGGTAGTAAGGCTAGAATCGTGCATGAAATATTGCCGATTATGCTGGACAAGGAACATGATACGTTTGTAGATGCTTTCTGTGGTGGTTGTAGCGTTATTGAGAACGTTCCGGATACGTATCGCAGGATTGCCAACGATAAGAATAGGTATCTTATCGAAATGTGGAAGTATCTTCTGAATGATGGGTTTGTCTTCAACCATATTAGTAAGACGTTGTATAACTTTGCAAGAGACTGCTATCACGGAAAGAATAATTTCTTCACAGAAGCAGGTGTCGGACTAATTGACTTTATGGCGAGCTTTAATGGCCGATTCTTTGATGGTGGCTATAGCGGACATAATGTTGTCGGCAAGAACGGAAAGGCAAGAGATTACATAAGGGAGCAGATAGAAAACACAATGCGTGATGTGCCTCTTCTCAAAGGTGTTGAGTTCTATAGCGGCAGTTATGATGAACTTGTGATACCGGATAGGAGTATAGTGTATTGCGATTTGCCTTACAAAGCTACAAAAAAGTATGATGTATCAAAGAATTTCGATTACGAAAGATTCTATATATGGTGCATGGAAATGGCTAGGAGAGGTCATAAGGTATTTATCAGCGAATACCAGATGCCCCAAGAGTTCAGATGTGTTTGGGAAAAGGAAGTAACCAATTCCCTTAACCCGAATATTACAAAGAGACCTATTGAAAGGTTGTTTACTATTGATTAGAATGAAGAAATGAAAGGAACTTATTGCTTGGAGGATACGCTTTACAATACAAAGCGTTACTTCACTATGGAGAATGGAGTGGTGTCAGGAACAGAACTTGCACAAGAAGACTTTAACGTGTTCCTTGATCTTGCAAGTCGGCTTGGTTATAATGTAGTGAAATTATGACTAGGCGAGTACACAAGGATTGTCCGTTCACGGCAGAAGAATTGGATGAGTTCAGAGCAGCTTTGTATAATGTGAATACATCTTTTCACTGCTGTAATGCAGCTCCGGTAGACTGGGCGGCAGGATGGCAGCGGAATGATATAAGAAAGACGAGGTAGGATTTCCATAATCGACCAAATACCCACGTGTCAAAGCCGTGTGATGCCCAGCGTGGGGGCGGGATTGTAAACTTAGGAGTCACACGGCTTTATTTTGAAGTTTCATAACTACAAATAGCCTATCGCTAATGGTTGTTCCCTTGGGCAGGGAGATAGTTAATACCGCATCGTAAGATGTGAACACTTAAAATTTGCCGACAACCATTGGCACTTTAATTATAAAACAGGTGAAAGTTCTTGCCGATTTCCTTGCATATATGAAAGAAATTTCGTATCTTTGCAAGTGAATTTCGGTGAGACACACCTTTCAAAAACTGGTTAAAATTTAAGAATATGATTTCATACAAGTACAAGCTATATCGGACGAAGAAGACGAAGCATTTGGATAAGATGCTCCGTGAGGCTTGCTATGTTTGGAATCACGCTCTTGCCTTGCAGAAGAGATATTATAAGCTGTATCACAAGTACATTCCAAGATTTACTATGTATAAGCATTTCTCTAAGTGTTATAAACCAACATTGCTTAATTGTCAAACAGTTAGGGAGGTGTTGGATAGATTGGATATATCTTACAAGCGTTTCTTCAAGCATGATGCGAAGCGTCCACCAAAATTTAAGAAAGCAATAGAATTTGGTTCATTTGCCTTTCAACAAAATGGCTATTCCCTTAGTGGAAACGAGTTTGTGATAAACAAGATAAAGAAGTCATTTAAGTTCTCTCTGAGCCGTCCCTACGATGGCAAGGTCAAGAGGGTGTCGGTCAAGCGAAACAAGTTGGGCGAGTACTTTATCGTCCTTTGCTTAGACAAGCAAGCCGAGTCTTACGGAAAGTCACATGATGGTGCATCCGTGGGCATCGACTTTGGATTGAAGAAGTACATGACTTTGAGCGATGGGCGTGAGATTGATAATCCTCAGTTCCTTAAAACTGACTTGTTGGAGCTTAGACGCAGGTCTCGCAACCTCTCGAAGTGCAAGAAGGGCAGCAATAACCGCAAGCGCAAGAAGCTGGAGTTGGAGCGATTGTATCAAAACATCGTGAACAAGCGTTCCGATTTCCAGTGGAAGATGGCGCATGAGTTGTGCAAGCGTTATGACTTGATTTGCTTGGAGGATTTGAACTTGGAGGGAATGAAGCGTAATTGGGGACGCAAGATGTCTGACTTGGCTCATGGCGATTTCGTTGTGAAGTTGGAACACGTTGCGAAAAAATATGGCGTTCAGGTTCATAAGATTGACCGATTCTTCCCTTCGAGCCGCCTTTGTACTTGTGGTTATAAGAATGATAAGCTGTCATTGAGTGATAGGGTTTGGACTTGTCCTATTTGTGGTGCAGTTCATCCTAGAGACCTCTTTGCAGCTGAGAATATACTTCGGCAGGGCATTGCCGAATTGGGTAGTGGTAGTAAGCCGTCCGAGCAATCGCAAGGGTGCAGCCACGTTAGTCACCCAACAATTCCTTGCAAGTAGCGAGGGAGTATGTCATCAAACCAGGTCACTGGGGAGGTGTTGACACCAACAAGGGTTTAAATCCCTTGTCATCCACTAATTTTAAAAGGTTAAATTATGAATGAGTATTGTGAGAATTTGATTTCAAATGGAGTTCCTAGCTGGATAGTAGAGGAGGCTTATAAATTTACAATTGAGCCTTTGAAATCAACAGAAGGCTTGGTAGGAATTGATAAGGAAAATAGTGAGCTATATAGAAATGTCATTATCGCAGCCTACATTGAGGGTGCTAGTGCTACATTGGTAAAAGTGCAAAGATATTATGGCGGTGAGGAACATAGTTAGACAATGGAACGAGGCAACAGAAGGATATTCGTACCGCTTTAAAGGTGGAGATATTTTCCTCCGGTTGGTTAAGGCTGAAGGCAGTTATGAATTGCGTAACCCTATAGGTTATGGTGTTCAAGTAGTCAAATGCAAAGACTTGGATGAAGCAGATACAAAAGCCAAGGAAGTGCTAGAAGCGTTTTTTGAAGACAAAGTAAACATAAAAGTTATTTGATTATGGACTTAGAAATGTTGATTGATAAGATAGACTTTAGTCAAGGTGCAAGGCAGATAGCCAAGCAAGCCTTGGAGTTGGGAATGAAATATCAAAAGGAAGGTGCTTGGCATTCGGTTGAAGAATTGCCGGAGTACAACAGACGCATTGTCGGTCTGACTAAGGTTCGTAAGCGTTTCAAGCATCTGAATTTCTTAGGCGAGGAATGGTGGAATAGGTTCACGAAATCAAACGCCATCTATAAATGGGCTTATGTGGATGATTTGATATGATAGTAATCGTAGAAATCCATAATGCTATTTTGTTTTAAAGGTTTGCCCCATCACTATATATAATAATGTAGTGGTGGGGATTTTTTTGTTAACGTCAGCAAATTATTTGTTTGTATCATTATAGAGTGTTAAAAGATACAAGAAATACATTAAATAATTTGCATATTTCAATAATTCTTTGTATCTTTGCATTGTAATTAAGAAACAAGGTTACTAATTTTAAAATGGTGAGACACACCACAAAAACTGTAAGAAGAAAGTGGAAAAGAATAATGTTTATGTAGAGGTGTTGGCAAAGATTGCCAGCCTCATGGGTAGAACAAAGGAGTCTATCCAGATGTCGTCTTCAAATACTCATACGAGTATTACGATGTTTGCCGAAAATAATAGCAAGATTATTGGAAATTGGTATTTTGATGCTTCCGATAGCAAGGAGTTGGTGGATGCTACCTTCAATGGTCTGAAGGCTTTGGTTGAGTCTCTTGAGCACAATAAGAGCAATGACGGACAAGCAGCGTAAGTACATAGAAAGTCTTATCAAGAAAGTGTTTCGTAATGCAGATTCGCAGAGCGAAATACTTTCCAGATTGGATAGGGTTAAGATTTCAAGCCATCAAGCTTCAGTAATGATACATGCATTGAAGTTAGAGTGCAATATCGGTCGCTCCGTTCCGGCATATATGTTAATGGCAAACAATCTAAATTCAAAAATGGATGAGTTCTTTAGTATATTAGGGTACGATGAATGACGTATTCTTTAAGAAGAAAAGAAGTTGATATGAAAAAGGTAATTATGATAATAGCCGTTGCCGCCATTTTGGTAGGTTGCAAAGGTAAGGGTACAAGAGTCCAAATCTCGGATTCTGTTGACAAATTCAAGGTCGAGAAATTGTTTGTCGTGGATAGTATAACAGTATACAGGTTCTATGACCAAGGAAATGCTATCTATTTCACTAACCGGAAAGGTAGGGTAGATGCGACCCATTCCGAGTACAATCCGGTTACTCACACATACAATGACGAGGTTAACGAAACTTTATGTGAAGGAGACTGAAAAATGGAAAAGAGATTAACTAAGGAAGAGTTCCTTAAGGACTTATGGCATCCTGCTAGCGAAATGCCTGATAAAAATAGAACATGCTTGGTAAGAGTTGTTTATCATCCTAATCATGGGATGTTTCAAGATGAAGAAAGAATAGAACAATCATCTTTTCACGATTTTGGATGGTATGATTACGATTTCAAATATATTGGAACTAATTATGATATTATTAGCTGGCTCTATATTAGTGATTTACTTCCAAAGGAAGGAGGTGAACAATGACTAAATGGTACTCTGCAAAAGAAGCTCCAAACTACGAAGAATGGATTCTTACAGAATGGTATGATGGAGACGATGGAGGTCTTAAGTACGAAGCTGATTATCTTTACTCTTTTGTTTATTGGAAAGATTATGTAAGGAGAAACAACATCACAAAGTGGTGTTATATTAAAGATATAAAAGATTAGGTATATGAAAGTACTTAAGAAGATTTTTGGTGAGCATGTTTTCGATAATCGAAATAAAGGCTTGTAGTGTTAGTCCGAATTTAAAGAGGAGGTTTGATTATGAAATTATCTGAAATAGAATTAGATTTTTTGTATGAGAAATCTGCCGAGTTGTTTAGAGATAAAGTAAAACAACTAGGGGAAGATTATGAACATGATAATAGATGCGCTTGCCCTGAAGCAGTTCGCAGAACTCATCTACGAACTCTTGCAAGAGAATCTATAGAAGATGTTAAGATTTTAATTGAAGAACTACGTAATAATGGTTATGAAGCTTAATAAAATGGTTTTTGACGATAAGAAAATAGAAGAAGCTGCACGACTTGACGATAAAGAATACTACGATAGATTATCGGATAATGATAGATGCTTCTTCGAGTATGGTTTTAGACGTGGATATAATCGAGCTTTGAAGGATTTGTGGCATCCTGCTAGTGAGATACCAAGTGAAGGAAAACCTTTAATAGTAGAGTATAGTATTACAGATACTATTAAAGATTATGCATCATTAAAGAGGTTAAATAATAGTTATGTTTACTGGGATTGGGTTTCTTATTTTGAAAGCGCAAATATAACTCGGTGGCTCTATATTGATGATTTACTGCCAAAGGAAGGAGGTAATCAATGAAAACATTTATCTTTGATGTTATGCTCAACGGAAGATTTGTCTGCACGTTAAAGTATAAATATTGTGCGCTCTTCCCGATAGATTTTGAAGATTTAGAAAAGTTCGTCCTCCAAAAGAGACCTACTTTGAAAGGTTATGATTTTAGAATTATGTTTTAAGGAGTAAAGCGTATGTATTTTGAATATAGAATAGTCAAAATTGAGAAAGGTTTGTTTCTCATCGAGTATAAGACCGCTCCTTATGGAGTTTGGCATGAAGTAGATAAAAAGTTCAAAACTAAGCCAAAGGCAGAAGCTTGGGCTAGAAAGAACTTAGTTTAATGAAGTAAAGCGTATGAATGGATTGTTATCAATGATTGGTATGCAAACTGAATTGGAATACCAAATGGGTGATGATTTTCCTTTCGGTGTTCCACGTATCAGATTTAATGTTCCAAATGGCAACATTCCATCCGATAAGCAGAAGTGCCAGCCAAAGGCGCAGCATGAGTTCACCATCAAAGGTATTAAGATTATGGCAGCTTCAAAGAAAGATGCTATTAAGAAGTTTAATCATCGTAAAAAGTAAAGCGTATGTTGTACGAAGCAAAACAGGGAAGTAAGGCTTATGAATACATTAAGAGTATTCTCGATGCTGAATTTGAAGAGCATCAATCATACATGAAACGAGTAGAAGAAGCCGTTGGCTTCGAGTTTGAGAAGTATCAAGGTTATCAGCCTAACCGCAGTCTGCTGCGAGAATATGAAATAACCGCCATCTGGATACCATCCGAGCGTTTCGCCACGCTAGATAAAAAAGTATGGAGAAAGGTAGATAGCAAAATGCTAGAGGATGGCTATTATGTAGCCGTAGCGCCTAACAAGCGATATAAGCAGGGCAAGGCTGTCGCCGCCGTACTTGCATCCTACAAGGCTATCACCAACCATTTCAAGATATTGAATGAGTTGGGCATAGGGGATTCTCAAAGTGGTTCTATCTCCATCACTCAGCTTCTCCGTCACAAAGACCGCATTTTCGCCTTCTTCGATGATGGCATCCGAGCAGAGAAATGTAACTCCGATTTCAAGGAAATCACGATAGGTGAATATGAGGATCTTATTAATAGCAAAGATTAAAGCGTATGGCACAGAAATATATTGAAGATGACTTTGTGATGACAAGAACAGAGCCAAACAACTTTACACCAAATGGTGTTGTTTGTAAGTTTGTTGACTATGAAACAATAGACAAAGTGTTATTAAGAGCGATTAATGGCATTGATGGATTTATTGTAGAAAAAGGTCAGTTTGTTCCTATTCCTCTTACCCCATCCATTCTAGAGAAGAATGGATGGGAACATAAGGACGATATATATTTCAAGGAATTTCCACACCGAAAGCTTGTAATCATGGATGAGAATGCATATATAATCAATGAATGTTGTTCGATGTTTCTTTGTCCAGCCAAGTTTGTTCCACAACTCCAGCACCTTCTCTTCGGTCTTGGTCTTAATCACAAAATGGAGGTGTAGGTATGGATGCAATGTTTCAAGTTTGTAAATATTGCAAGCATGCAAAACCAACTGAAACAGATTTACTTTATTGTGAGATTTGGAAACGGAAGGTATGTGAGCATGAAAGTTGTGACGGAGATTCTGAAAACTATTTTGAATAAGTTTATAACGCCTTCAGACATAAATAAATAGTAATATGAATGCAACAGAAGCAAAGAAGACGCTATTTGAGATTAGAAAAAATCTTATTGACGATAAGCAGAAGCATGCTATTTGGTTAGCAATCAAAGCTATTGATTATTGTATAAGATTGAGGAAAGGATATTAACAGATAGTAATATGAAAGCAAGTGAGTTGATAGAGCATTTAAAATCTTACATTGACATCACGGGTGGAGATTGTGAAGTACTTGTATTTGATAAAGCAGATATTTCTTGTGATATTAAGAATACTTCTACAGATGGTGATTATATATTTCTACACATCATCTGATAAATACACAACGAAGACACCAGAGTAAATAACTATCCCTTATGGGATATAAATATAAGTAATATGGTAGTATTGTTAACGATTTTAGGAACTATCTTTCTGATAGTTAGTGCAATATTTTGGTCAGAAACGCCAAAGTTGAGAACAGTAAGTATTGTAATTGCGACAGTGGCAGCAATACTTATGACCTTATGTTATGTAGGCTCTGTGCTTGCACAATATATGATAGAATTTACGAAATAATTAACTAACCATCCTGCAAGGGATATAAATAGAAGAGAATATGAAGGAATTAAGAAAGAAAACATTTAAGAATGGTGTCGTGTATTGCCTTCAATTAGAAGATGGTTTCCTTGTTGAAACGACAGATACATTCTTGCCTTATTACACCAAAGATGCAATAGGCAGACATCAGAATAAGCTCGACAACAATGAGCTTGGCGACCGCACGGAACGTTGGATGATAGGAGTATCTACAATGAGTGGGTGTCCAGTAAGATGCAAGTTCTGTGCTACAGGCAACATGAAACGTTATCGCAATCTTACGGCAGAAGAAATTGTTGAACAGGTTGAATTTGCCATCAACAAGGCAGGTGCTGACCCAAGCAAAGCAAAAGAGTTTAAGATTAACTATACTCGTATGGGCGAGCCATTCCTCAATATTGATGCAGTCAAGGATGCTATCCGCATTATTACTGAGAAATACCCAAATACTCATCATTACGTATCAACGATTGGCATTAAGGGAAGCGATTTCTCTTTCATTAAGGGAAATATTACGTTACAGATTAGCTTACATTCATTTGATGATGACAAGCGTAATTGGTTGATTCCTTACAAGAACAAGATGACTATTCAAGAGTTAGGTCAGATTCGCACAGAAAGCAATCTGAAGACTACAATCAATCTTACACTTGTTGACACTTCCGATTTTGATGCAGAAAAGCTGAAAAAATGGTTTGATAAGGAGCATTTCTTCGTGAAGTTGTCTCCTATTAATGTGAATAACATATCAGAGAAAAATCACCTCGGCAATGGTGTTGTAGAAGGAATTAATTTAGTATGAAAAAGGGTATTTTCAGATATAGAATTATCACAAATCTGAATTGCAACATGAACGAAAGTACAGGAGTAAACGGAAATTGTTACTTCTGCTACCAAAAGTTTAAGTCACCATTGCGACTGGATTGTGATAAGATGGAGGAAACTTTGAAGAAGGTTGGTGTTCTGAAAAGAGCAACTATCATGGGAGGCGAAAGCTTGCTCAATCCAGATTTGGTAAAGATTGTAAAGATAGTCAGCAACTATACATCTGATGGTATCTGTCTTGTTACAAATGGAATACTGCTTAATGAGGACATCATCGTTGCATTGAAAGATGCCGGATTAACTGAGGTTGCTATCAGCGTGTCTTCTATCGAACAGTACGAAAGACGTAGAGATATGGCACTTCTGTGTAAGGAGATTATTCCAAACACAAGAATAAACATTCCTAAGTGCAAGGAAAGTTTGAATCCACAACTACTGGAAACAATACTATCAGATGGTTTCTATAGCATTGTATGCGAAGATTTACAGGCAAGGTATGGTGAGATAAGACTCCCAGATGGTTCTGTAAAGGTTGGTGATGACGGATATGGATTCTATGATTACAAGTGGAATGGACATACATTTGGAGTATTTGGCAATTATGGGAAGTACAACAGAAGCGATATTATCATAACTCCTCTTGGAAATTTCTGTGATTGGGAAAAGTATTGCAAGGCCGTTAAGAACAATGAGCTTGTAAGAAGAAATAATCATATTGATGATGACAAAATTGTGCATTGATTTCGGAAGTGGCTATAATCCAAAGGCTGGATATAAAACTTGCGATATAACAACCTTTCCACAATTGGATTTTCAGTATGATGGGAAAGATGAGATTGTCGGTCTTAGAGAAAAATCAGTAGATGTATTTTATCTAAGAAACGTTGTTCATCATATCCCAGATTTACAGAGAACTTTTACAACCTTGAAGAAGTATCTGAAGGTAGGTGGGAAGCTAGTTATCATTGATTGCAATAAAGGTCATTATAAGACAAATGTATTTCTTGACAATTTATGGTATAGATTTGTTGGCAATAACAACGAAATCTTTATCAGTAAACAGTATAGAGATTACATTAACGTTTTGATAAAGTTAGGTTTTAAGCAATTATATTATAAATCATTTAAAGAAAAGGAGATTACTAAGTATGAATGCAATTAAGAATCAATTGGAAAAGATGGGCTACGATTATGCAGTAGCAATCGCAACAAAGGCTGAAATTGAGAATGGAGCTGCTTGTGGTCAGCTCGCTATTATTTGTGAGTAAGTAATTAACCACCCTCTCCTTGGCAACAGGGAGAGGGTAAAAAGAAGAGAATATGGACTTAGTAATTACAATATTAGGTTGGATTGCATTAGGTGTTATATCTGCTTATCTGTTAGCAATAGTAGGTAAAATAATCTTTGATGCTGCAACCGCTGATTATAAGTTATACAAGCATGTAAGATTGTGTCGCAAGAGATTGCTAAGACAGCGATATGAAGATTATGCTTGGCTATTATTCCAGTTAGAGAAAGATACGGAAGTTTTCAATCTTACTCATAACACAAGAGATTGGACTTTTGAAGATTGGAGAGAATTTTATCTTAAAAAAGCTAAGGAGGATAAGCAATGACTATAACAATACCAATGTGGCTACTATATGTCGTAGGAGGCATTGTAGCAATCGTATTATTATTTTGTTCGTATGTTGGAATAATTTTTCTGTGGGGTTTTTATGACCCTTTTAAAAAATTTAGAAAATGAACAAAGATAAAGCAATAGTTCACATTAATAATGTTTCCAAGATGATTGGCTCAAAAAGAATAAAATTAAGTGAAGGCACTACAATTTATATTCAAAACGAGTTAGTCTTGGCACTTAAAGAGTTGGAGATTAAAGTTTGATGAAGAAAATTTATATGATTATAAGAATTTTAACTTGTAAGAAAGTTATTCTTATCTCAGAGTTAAGTAAAAATTCCTATAAAGTATCCTTTGGTGGTTTATATGAGATTGAAGCAACTAGGGTTCTTAGAAATATTATTTTAACAAGGAATAGTATGGATAAAGAATTTATAAAAGGTCAGCTTAAAAGTGCTTTGTTTTGGCTCAATACGTCAAATACAAAGAAGAACATCTTGCATGCTAAAGATAGTATAAATATGGCAATTAAAGAGTTGGAGGACTAATATGACAAAGCAAGAAGCAATGGCTTTCGCTATCAGCGTAGGAAAGCCGATAAGGCACAACTCATTCTCAAAAGGTGAGTTTGTTCGATATGAAGGAAAGGAGTTAGTTGATGAAGAAGGAACTATCCTTCCTCAACAAGAGTTTTGGGCTATCCGTTCAGGTGGCTCTTGGGAGAATGGATGGGAAGAATATAATGATAATTGATTATGACAAGAGAAGAATTACAAAATAAACATGGCGATGCTATCTGTGAGTATTGTAACAAGAACATTATCTCAGAATATAACATCGGCATAGGTTGGCTTTGCGAAGGTCAGTATTGTGAGGAAGCACAAGATGGCTACGCAGCAGAAAATAACATAGAGTTGGAGGATTGATTATGATACAAAAACAGACATGGAAGGATGAAATCAGAATTTTAATAACTGATGAAGAAAATCATGGCTCTGTTCAAATATCTATTCCATTATATGTTAGTGATATTTTCGGCAAAGCCGAAGCTCTAATATATGCACTTTGGGTGGACGTTGTTCATAGGAGAAATGGTGTTGCACAACGCCTGTTACAACTCGCAGAACAACAGGCTAAGTTAAATGGGGTAAAGAAAATCGGATTGGAATTTGATAAAGATGAATCTGATAGATTTGTTCTAGATTGGTATCTCCGTAGTGGTTATAAACTATTTGATAAGAAAAGTAATTTATTAATTAAAAAATTGGAGGAATAGTTATGTCTTGGTTAGCAGTAGATAAAGGTGGCTGTGAACATATTTTTGCAGAAAAACCTTGCAGAAATGAAAGTAATACATTATGGATTTGCTCTGTCGTATATTTATATGGGCAGAGGTACGCAAATACCGGTTGCTGTTACCTTCCTAAAGGAAGCATTAAGAAGCTCATCGGAAGAGAACTTACTTGGAACGATGAGCCAGTAGAACTTAAAGAAGATTGATATGGAATGGGATGTTAAATTTGTACTAGCAAAGCTTTTGAATGATATGAAGTATAAAGAAGCCGTAGAGTTAATAAATGCCCACAATGATAATGTTGATGCTCAGGATGTAGATATTTTTATATCAGGATTTAGCTTAGTATACGCAGAGCTTCTTAATCCAATATCACCAATATTGGAGAGATACCTTTCTTCTAGTGCCATTTCTTGGCAAGGAAGAATGAGAATAGCTTTAGCTATACAGCAATGCAAGAAACTTAAAAAGAATAATTATGGTAAGAGAATTTGAAGTAAGTATTAGAGTTACTATTGATTCTAAGTGCAAAGATAGTGACGATGATATTATAGAAGCACTTATGAAAGGAGCGGATAAGTATTTCTATCCATATTGTTGTAGTAATGAACATATAGAGCATACTAATAGTACTGCTCATAAAGTTAAATAAAAATGAGAAGTATGCACGATAAAATTATAGGAGCAGGAGTAGCTAACTTATTTATTGAGCGAATGAAGTTAGAAGGATGGTTGCCCATTAAAGAGTATTTCAAGATGAAAAAACTTGGAATTGAGCTTGATTGGGTAATGGTTCTTACTATGGAGAATGATGGATTTATCGCAATACCAATGGTAGCAGAATATCGTGTTCCACATAAAGATAGTGGGCGAAAATCTGGTTGGTATAAAGACGAGATTGATAATCCAAACAGGAGAATTGACGATTGGACTAATGTCATCATGTTCAAACTTTTAGATAAGCCTAATATTGACGGAATAAGGGATTCTATTCTTGACAAATATAAAGAGGCCGAAGGTATTACAGATACTCATGCTTATAATTTGTCTTTCAATGAGACGGTTGTTAAACAATGTAAGGGGATTAAATGATTATAGCTTATGAAATTAGAAGACATCAAGTTCAAGGCTAAACGTCTTGACAACAGAGAATGGATAATCGGAAGCTTTGTTGTAATGAAGATTCCTGCACTTAGCAAAACTACTATAGGTATCGTAGAAGCAGGCGGTGCAACGCTTCATGAAATTGACCCTGTTACTGTCTGCCAGTTCACAGGGCTAACAGACAAGAATGGAATACCTATCTATGAGGGGGATATTGTTATGTACAAAGATAACAATGCGGAAAGAAGAGGTGATATTAATTGGGATAGTAAAGCTGCTGCTTTCTGTTTTGGGCAAGATTTCTTATTCTACTACTCTTCTGAAGATATGGTTGTTGTTGGTAATAAATACGATAAGTAGGAATAGCGTATGATAGAAAAGATATTAGAAATAGTAGCTCAAAGACTGAATGCTTTAGCCACAAAGATTTTTAAGGAAGAGTCTTATCCTTATCTTCCTCCTCTTTCAAGAAGAGAACGAAGAAAGTTTGAACGTGACAACCAAAAAGCTGAGAAGAATATAGCATTATGTCGTAGATGCATGAAGAACTCTCCTAGTTGGTGGTGTCCAGGAGAACGTTGCTATTTCTTCCCTTATCGAAGACACGTATTATTTGGAGATAAAAATAAGTAGTATATGGAAATTGTAATTTTATATATAAGTGTTAGTCTAATTTACATCTTTCTTGTTTGCTTGGATGGAGAAGATGTAAAACCGAAATGGAAACAATGGCTAGCTGACAAACTAGGCATCAAGCCAAAGATAGATGTTAGATACATAAAGCCACAAGTCGTTAAGCTTCGTTCAAGAGTTACAATGTCGAATTTTGAAATGCAATACTATTGCCGTGACAAATCTGGCATGGAGCAATTGAAGAGAAGAGCAATAGAAAGTGTGTACGATGAAATTCTTAAGGGAATGAAGGCAAACGAATTGGTTTCCATTTCGCAATATAATGACATTTATAGTACTAACACTATTTATGAGGGGACATGTGAAATTTATAAAAACAAGTAGTATATGAAGATAAGACAAGCTAAGAAAATCTTGAATATGATGGCGAAAGGAACGGACACACGTTACTTCGATTCAAAATATACATTCAAGAAAGAGAGTAGATTCATTCCTAGATTAAAGAATCTCTATCAGAAAGCAACTATCAGATGGAATAAGGTAAATATGCCGAGTGCCAACGTTAGTTTGTTTCGTTCAATTTTGAGAACTTCAAAGGAATGCAGTCGTTGTAAACATTTCAATGGTATGCTTGCAGGAAGATGTACTAAACTACATAAGTATGTTGAAAGCAGCGATTGGTGTCATGGAACGTTTTTTCATAGAAAGTGAGGTTGATATGAAAATAAGACAAGCTAAGAAGATAATGAAGCAAGTCTATAAGACTAGATATTGGGCATATAGGCAAGGCTATTATTGTGGCAAGAAGGATGCAGGAAAGCTAGCTGGAGACCATCGTTTGTTAAAGGCTATGCGTCTTACAAAGAAGTGGAAAAGCCGCAAGATACGAAACGAAGCGAATAAAATGTTGAAGAAAAATCCGTTAAAACCGAGGGATCTTCAACGTAGTGCTTTAAGATTAATGAGATATGGATGTAGCAAAGCTTAATCAGGAAATTTTAGGCGTAGATTTGGAATACAAAAACGTCTATATTGATGCGGAGAACACAAGAATGATACGTGCCAAATTACCTGATGGGTATTGCGATTTGGTTCGCACAGATGTGTGGAATGGTCGTGTGAATCATCCGGAAGAGCATGATATTGTAAAATATACGGCAATCTCTTGGTATAGAGAAGAATTTGTCGGTGGAGTTGATTTAGGTCGCAACTATATGCATGCTAAATATAAGTTCTTCGAGTTGGTTGTGAATAAAAAATATATTTTGGAAATGAAACATAAGAAAAATGAAAATGCTAGATAATAAGTTAATCATAGATATTCCTAAAGGAATGGAAGTGGATATTGAAAAAAGTGACTTGAAAGCGGGCATTATAGCATTCAAGAAGAGACCCTTCAGCTATGAGGATGTTATATCTACTTTAATAGACCGTGGTCTTAGTCCTGTCGTTGCTACTGTTACTAATAGTAATGTAGAGAAAATTGTTGCATTGGATAAGTTAATGGATATAGCTAAATGTTATAATGGAGATTGGAAACCGGATTGGAATTCTAAAGAATGCAAGCATAATATCATGCGAACCAGCGAATACGGTATTACTTCTAGTAGTGTTTATAACGAAGGTGCTATTTACTTCAAGAACAAAGAAGATGCCCAAGCCGTTATTGATAATCCGAATTTCAGAAGCATTCTTGATGCAATCTATAAGGACTAAGGCTTATGAAGGAAATGTTCTTTAAAAGTGTAAAGTTCCGTGAAGTTCAGCATTTGGCATTCTCGGATGAATATATAACTGCATACGTATCGGTGAACCATGTTCCTAAGATACACCTAAGTGTAAATACACCTCGTGATGAATATGGGTTTGCGAAAGGTAAATCAAAGCGTTACTTTAGAGTGGGGTTTGGAAAATGGCTCACCGAACGAGTGTTTGTTAAGAAATATTTTAGTGAAGAATAAATGAATATAAAAAAGTCAGATATGGGAAATAAGATTAATGTAGCGGAAATCCTAAAGGATAAGCCGCAAGGAACTAAGTTGTACGACTTATTACGCAATATAGACGTAGAGTTAGATAAAGTCAACACAACAGACGTTGGTACTTATATAGAATGTACATCAACTAATGAAGTAGGCAGTACTCTTTTGTTTGATTATTCAAAACTAGGTACAGAAAAATGCTGGCTTGCAGGCTTACGGATTCTCCTTCCTTCTAAGAATATGCGTGACTGGGGCAAGTTCGCCTGGAAGAAGGGCGATTTGCTTATCAATAGTTGTGGATTTCAGTGCATTTTCAAAGAATGGGCATCTGATGATTATACAAAGTTCAACGGATGCTATTCTAATAGCAGGGATGGTTACGAAGACGTATCAAATGCAGAAACAGCTAAGTTTGACAAGTTAGAAAACAATATTGCCTATGGATATGTCAGAGAGATTGAAAGAAAATTAGGTGGCATACTAAACCTTGAGACTTTGGAGATTGAGAAGACTCAGCCAGAGTTCAAGGATGGGGATATAGCTTTTGCCGACTATGGTAATAGACAAGATGTATTTATAGTATCAGATAAAACTGATTTATCAGAAGGTTATAGCTCATTTATTTCTTTAGATTTAAGTAGTCTAACTTTGAGTATGGGCTGCAGAATTAGTTTCTTTAAGAAAGACCTTTGTAAACTTCGCCTTGCCACTGACTCAGAGAAAAAACAGCTCTTTGATGCTCTCGAAAAGGAAGGCAAAGCTTGGGATGCTGAGAAGAAACAGATTGTGGATTTGAAGCCAAAGGTTGAGCTGAATCCATTCGATAATGTGTTGGTTAGACATCAAAAAACTGAGGAATGGCGTGCAAATATATTTAGCCATACAGATAAGACAGATGAATATCTTGACTATGTATGTGTTAATGGTAGATGGGAGTTCTGTATCCCTTACGAAGGCAACGAATCATTGTTAGGTACAACTAAAGATGTGGAGGTAAGTTATGGACGAAGCTTTTAAGAAAGAACTTATAGAGCATTGTAAAAGGCAAATGCAACGCTTTGAGAGAATGGGAAGAACAGATTCTTTCGCATATAAAGAACATGCTGTTTTACTTAGTTTTCTTGAACGTCTATATTTACATTTTTAATACAACAATAGTTATGATAGACGATAAGAAAATAGAAGGAGCCGCAAGAAGATACAGCAAAGTGACGGATTGTGATAAGGAAGAAGCCTTATTAATTGAAGAAGGCTTTAAGGAAGGTGCTGAGTGGGCTATCAATGAATTCTTGAAGGACTTGTGGCATCAAACAAATAAGGAGCCAGAAGGATATGATGAATGGATATTGCTGCACTATAGTGTAGGCAACTATTATTCATTAGCTCAAGTCAAAGAATTCAAGTCTTGGAAAGGATTTGTTGAGAATATGCCTATAGACGGGTGGTTCTATATTGATGATTTATTCTCAAAGGAAGGAGGTGGATGCAAATGACCGATGCAGAATTTAATAAGTTTGTGCTTATGCTAGAGAATGAAGCGTTTCGGTTTTCGAGAAGCCAAAACGAATTTAAGGAACATCGAGTAGTGATAGAACAGTCTTTCAAGATAGGAGGGATGTTCATCCTTCGAGAGTTGGAAAAGTATTTTAATCAAAAGAAGTAAGCGTATGATATTATATGAGAATCAATGTTTTGAGCTTTTAAAAGCTTTGTGTTATAGTGTCCCACAGAATCCAAATGTCGGTAGGTTTGAGATTGCAAACGTGATACTTGACACATTACAAAAAATAAAAGATGCGGATTAACAGCTTTCGGGCACAAATTTAAAGATAATGACAAAGGAAGAAATATTGGAAAAGGCATCCGATTTTGAGGATGAAGATGAGTTTGTGAAGTGTAATAGATTGCCGTTCACTGAAGAATTGTGGCTTTTACATCAGCTAGTGTATATCGGCTTGTCTTGTACCTATACAGGTCGTGGTTATATAATTGAAAAACTTAAAGATTAGTAAATGGAAGCGAATGATTATTTGAAGGCTATGCAAGCTATGGACGAATTGGATAGACTTGTAACTAGTGTTTATCCGGATAAGTTCAAGTTGGTCTGCAAGAAGCATGGAATAGATGAATGCGAGGCGATGAACATGTATTCGTACTTGCAAAAGATGCATAAAGGTCAGTCTTGGTTAGTTAGATACAAGCCATTGGAATATCTAGAGCGTGTGTTAACACTAGCCAAAGAAGCTTATGCGTCTTACATGAACAACGGCTTGATTCTAAGTATGGTCAATTTTGGTGATAAGTATACAAGAATACTTGTAATATTTGAGAAAGATGGCGTAAGAAGCCAACAAGAATTTGACCTTAGAGAGCAAAGAACATATGTTGATATAGCGGACTTTATTGGAAATGGTTACTCCATCGTATCTGTTATCCGTCAGTCTGACAATGTTGATAGCGAAAAGTTTGTTGGAGAAAAGGATGAACGAAGTCATAGTATTCCTATTTACGATGGTGATGTAATGCTTTGTTACGTGAATAAACCGGAATTTTGGAGTTCAGATTGGCGTAATAGCGGACTTTATATTTGTGAGAGCGGCTCATATCATAGATTGCTATACACCCCGAATAAGGGGTACGTAAGACATGGAGAGCCTGATGTAGATGAAGACTTCACACTTGATATTGGGGAAGAATCCTTCAGTAGTTATGTTATGACTTTAACCCAGTCTTGGTATAAGTTGGGTAATGTTCATGCAGGTATAGGCTTTTTGAAGGAGAAAGAATAGAAGTGTTAAAGGAGAGGAATATCATTTCCCCTCCTTTGCCTTAATCTCCAGCTCGATAGGCTTGCCGCAATGGGGGCAGATGATAGCCGGAGATTGCGGAACGGATGGCTGCTCTGGTTGTAGTTCCTTTGGTGTCTCCTTGTAGAATAGCCTCCAATAGGCACATCTAATATTTCGGCAATACGTACCAATGCTTCAAACGATGGGTTCGCTTTATTAAAAGTCCTAAAATCAAGTATAAGTATTGTTATTATTTAAGCAAATCTTTTGTTATCTAAAGAATTTTTCTTATCTTTGCATACATAAAGTGAGTCACACAAAAAACTGAAAAATTATGGAAATTGACAAAAACAAAGTGTATTATTCAAAGGAAGGCTTTGCCTTTCATGTAGTGAAGTATAATGCAAAAAGTAATTATTGTGTATGCTTTGCTTACGAGCAAGGGTTTATGCAAAGTATTCTGATAACCGAGTTAGATAATTTCCCATCTTTTAAGCTGTATGGAAAAGCTTATTTCGATGTAAATGTGATAGAAGAATATGATAAGAAAAGAAAGTCTTTGGCATTTAGAACATGGAGTAGTATATTACACCGAGTTGGGGAATTTAGTTATAAAAATGTTGATGTTTGTAAGGAATGGTTATTATTCTCACGTTTTGAGATTTTTCATAATAAATGGTATAAAAAAGGATTTGTGATAGATAAAGATTTACTATCTGGAGAGGATAAGATTTATTCTCCTAATACTTGCACTTACATGCCGGGTTATTTAAACAATTCTATTAGTTCAGAATTTAATAACCATCTTTATTCTTTTAGTTACTCGAAAGGTCAATATAGTTTTGTTATAGCGGAAGTAAAGACAAGAGTTTGGGCAAAGACTTTAAAGGACATAATTCATAAGTTTGCTGTATACAGGTGTATGCGTGTGCGGACTTATTATAATACTTGTTGTAAAGACTTACGTCCAGAGGCAAGGGAAAAAATTAATAAGGTGTATCAAGTGGAATATTTGGAGAGGCACATAAAGGAACACTTAAAGGAGGATTAATCCTCCTTAAGTTGATTCCCATATTAATAGGTCTACCCCAAAGAAGACAAGCTAACTTGGTTGGCACTATTTCATATTTGAAGAAGTTTCCAGCTTATCAACAATAGAACGAAGTTCTTGCAAGGAAGACGCTACAAATGTATCTCCATTTTCTGAGCGGACAAATGCACAGAAGTTAAACCTAGGTGAACACTCGTAGTAGATGTCTTCTGGGTCAACAAACAATTGCCAAGTTGGAACACCAAGAAGTTGTGCCATTTCTTCCAACCTCGCTTTTGTAGGGTTGCCATTGATAATGTTAGGGATACTTTGCTTGGTTATCCCTAACATCTTAGCAAAAGTAGTCTTTGTGATGCCTTTTTGCTTTAATATTTCTTCTAGTCTATACATATTATATATATATTAAATGATTGTACGAACTTATTCGTTTGCAAAGGTACGATTAAATTACGAAAGTAAGAAGAAAATATTACTAATAAATGTGAATAAACATGATGGTTTGAATATATTCGTACTAACGAAGGTTAAATATAAGAAGATTTTCATACTTTCTCTTGGTAATATGAGAAGATATTCGTACCTTTGCAATGTCTTTAAGAGATAAAGGCTTTAAAGTTTAACTATTAATTGCTGTTATGCAGCCGAGTCGGCACTCGTAAAACGGTATAGTGATTATGGCTACTACATTAAGAAATACATTGAGTGAGGTAATGAAGCTTGCTTGGCAGTTCATCAAGAAGAACGGCTATACAATGAGCGAGGCTTTAAAGGTTGCTTGGATGAACATCAAGCTGAAGGGTCAGATGAAGAAGCGCATCGTGAAGTTCTACTTTCAGAAGGTTGATGGCAGCTTGCGTGAGGCATTCGGCACATTGAGCGAGAAGGTTATCCCAGCTACACAGGGTGCAGGTCGCAAGATGAATGACACTTGTCAAGTGTACTTCGATACCGAGAAAGAAGAATGGCGTTGCTTCAAGAAGGCAAACCTTATGAGAGTTGCATAACAGATTTCTAACGATTTAAAAAGAAACTAGATATGAGCGCAAAGATTATCGTGATGCAAGGCAACATGGTTGCAACCATCGAAGAGACGAACAAGGACGCATTTCTCAAGCGTGGAGAGTATAAAGAGACCGAGCTAGACAAACGCAAGCGTGAGGTTGATTTCTTGATTACAAGCATCGCAAACCGCTACGAAGTGACATTCAATCACAAGGTAGAGCTGAAAGAAAGCCGAAGCATCAAGAAAAGCGAGTATTTCGATAACATCTACTACGTTACCGAGAACGCATTGAACAAGCTGAAAAAGCAATACTCATACGAGTGTGACTTGTAATAGATTTCGTGAGGCACACGCTAAACTGCACCGGACTTTGAACATTAAATATTTAAGAGATATGGATAAGAATTTGAAGGATGCTCTTTATGTTGAGCATAATGGCAGGATTGGTGTTTTAAGCTCAGATGAGAATAAGGTGGTATCGCAGGTTATCGGCACGGATTTGACGCTTGTGTACGACAAGAAAGAGGGTAATACGTACCTTTTGATACCACTAACCCGAAACCATAAGTTCGAATGCAAAAGTAGCCACATTATCGTGGATGGCAAGCGGTTCGATTCTGACATCTTTTTCCGCAAGGATGCTTGCCAATGGATTGAGATTGACAAAGAAACGTTATCTAAGGTAGCGTAAGAAATAATGATGTTTAAGCTATGAAAGTATATGTAGTAATTTCTTCATACCAACATGGATTGGGTGAAGCAGTGGAGGTTGATGCAGAAGTCTTCTCTACCATAGATAAGGCAAGAAAAGCGATAAGACACAAAGGGATGAACACTTTGGAGAATTACAAGCGAGTTTTGAATTGCGATGATTATCTATACAATATCTCAGATTCTTTCTTTCATATCTCAGACAGCGAAGGAGAGACGTGGGATAATTTCGATGTTGTAGAACGAGAAGTAAAGTAATAAGACTATGGATATTAAGATTATCAAAGACATCTTAGATGATGCAAAGGAGTGCGGTTGCATTGCTGGTATTTCACTCTCTAATGGGCAGTTAACTCATGCAAACTTTAGCAAATCAAAGTTATTTGATTTTACTGCCGATGTTCTTTATAACAAAAAAAAGCATTTGATAACTATACTTGCTGAGAACGGAAACAGAGATTACATTGATAGTGACACTATCATACGTATCTTTATTAGAGAAGGTGTTTAACAATTAATTATAGGAGAATATGGATGCAGGTCATGTGAATGTGATATTAGGCGAAGCCGAGGACAAAGGTCTTAGAGGAAATATCAACTTGGTAGGTGGAGCAAAAATAAGTTTTGACTTCAATGGTATTGGTATTGAAACATCTTTCAATTGCAATACAAAGAACAGAACACTTATGATTGGAAGTGGAAGTACAGTAGTGTTTACACGTAAATATATTGATTGTAGCTCTATCCAGTATATTGAAGTGTTTGAACGTACAAAATAATTATAGGAGATAAGAATATGGATATATTAGATTATTATGAGGTTATAACTTCAAAGATTTTCAAGTTGGAAAGCATGAACGAGGGGCTTGTATTGATAGCACCGGAGCAGGAGGTAGATGGAGTCCGTTCCTTGATGGTGGGATTATATGTTCCTGAGCATGAACGATACAAGATGTACACTTTCCGTTCCTCTATGAATGAGGGTGAACTAAGTGACAAGTACAAGGCAATGGTCTGCACGATGGATGTTCTTAAACCGGATTGGGATAGAATAAGAAAGAAAAGACGGAAGAGGTTCTAACCTCTTACCGCCTTAAGTACAGAAGAAACATACTTGATGGTTATTTATCTGAATACATCAAGCAAAAGTGTGTTGAAATATCAGAGAATGCAAATTATTTCAAGATTATTTTTAGAAAAGATGAAAATAAATTAGAGTTTTCTTGCATTTCTCGAAGGTTTTTATTACCTTTGCGAATGTAAACAACAAAACAATGAGCTTATGAAAGTATTATCTATTCGCCAGCCGTATGCTTGGTTAATCGCTATCGGCTGCAAGACCATTGAAAACAGAACCTGGAATAGAAAGTTCCGTGGTCGTTTCCTTATTCATGCAAGCCAAGCCAAACCCGAAAAACTTGACGGATGGCAGGAGAGCGCAATGAAGAAATATTGCCAAGAGCATGGTATTGTTATTCCAGACTTCAAAGACTTACCAACGTCAGCCATTATCGGCAGTGTAGAATTGGATGATATTCAATTTCATGAGGCTTATCCGGATGCGTTTGCTGAAGATTTCCAATATCATTGGTTCTTGAAGAATGCTAAATTGTTCGATGAGCCGATTAGAAACGTCAAAGGCAAGTTATTCCTCTGGGATTATGAGTACAATGAAGCCGAAAAGTAAAATAACAATACTTATGTAATAAAAATACAAGTCGTTGGAAATTAGCGCAAAAGTGCTTGTGGGTCTAAGAGGTAAATAAGGAAATAATATAAACATATTGTAAAATATTGAAGTTATGAAGAAGAAATTGATTATTGCCATCATCGCAGCTATCGTTGTGCTAGGTGGCGGCATTGGTGGCTATGTGTATCATTCTAACCAAGTTAAGGCAGAAAAAATGGCTAATTACAAGAAGGCGTTGTCTGATTATCGCTTCAATAGCAACAGATTAATATATTCTTTGGATTTCGTAGTAACGGATTTTATAATCAATTGGAACTCGGCTATAACGAATAAAAAGGCTATGAACACAAAGAACGAAATCGTTCCTTGCTCCGATTTCGAGGATGCCGTTTCTTTTCGATATGCCTTCTATGATAAGTATGGCGCATATAAGATTTTAGATAGCGTATATGTCTCATTAGGAAAACATTTGGAAAAGATGCGTGTAAATGCTAATGAAGAACAGCAAAAAATCGTAGAAACCTGTAGTAATGAATACAGGGAGTTGAATAATGCTATTGTTCTTGTGAAAAAGCCTTATGGCGCATTGGTGCAATATTCTAAACAGAAAGGAGACTTATTCTTTAAACTTTATGCTTTTGATAGCGAATTGGCTAAAGTTTCTCCATTGGAAGAAGATAAGGGCGATGAGAGAACAAAAGCAATGAATATGGAATTATACGGAACGCATTTGTTTGTTACGGCAGACTTTGACAAAGAACCGCAAAAGGCAAAAAAGCAAAGTTATACGTTTAGTAACATCACTACAAATTGGATTTATTTAAAATGATGGTTCTATTTTAATATAGCGTAATCTTTAAAATAGGTTTCTAAAAGAAAATAAAGTTCAAAAGAACAAAGAAATACACTAAATAGTTTGCGTGTTTCAGAAATTATGCTTACCTTTGCAAACGAAATCAGAAATGGTTTTGTAGCTTCAATATTGCATTCTCTACATTAGCGATATTGGTAGCTACGTTTATACATAAGGCAATAGCTTTATAAGCTAGAAGTCATTAAATGAAGTGCAGTGTACAACAGAAAAGTGGTGTGAAGTGTAGTGGAGTGCGGTGAAGTCTAGTGTAGTAGGGTAAAGTGCAGTATGGTATAGTACAGTATAGTGAGCCATCCTTCGGGGTGGCTCTTTTTTGTTAACTGTGGTTAATATAACAAAAATGTTACCATGAAATTTGGCTATATAACAAAAAAGTTATATCTTTGCAATGTCTTAAGGACAAAAGAGTTCTTGTAACAATGAAGAAAAGCGAATTGATTAAGAGACTGAGAGAAGCGGGATGCTTCCTGTCTCGACAAGGTTCGGGACATGAAAAATGGACTAATCCTAAAACGGGAAAGTCTCAATTCGTGCCAAGACACGCTAGAGAGGTCGCCACAGGCACCGCTCATAGTATTCTAAGAGAATTGGTTGGGGAGTAATCCCCACCTTTCTCTCTTCATTGCTTAAAGGACTCTTTTTTTTTTGTTAAGAAGATAAACGAATATATATATGAAGAAGATTAAAGTTATTGTAGAACAAGCCAAGGATGGGTCTTTTTGGTGTCATACCGAAGATGGAATAGGTAAGGTTGGCTTAAACTCTTGTGGAGAAACTGTTGCCGCTGCGAAGCAAGATTTAATGGATTGTTTGGCGTTGGCAAAAGTGGATGCAAAAGAGAATGGAGAAGTGTTTCCTGACGTTGAATTTGAATACAAGTATGACTTGCAATCTTTCTTTAATTATTTCTCTTTCCTCAATGTGTCAGAGATTGCAAAACGAGCAGGTGTCAATCCTTCATTGATGCGTCAATATAGTAAAGGCATAAAGCAAGCTGGCGAGAAAACTTATGAACGTTTGGCGCATTGTATGAATGAAATAAAAAAAGATTTGGTAGCCGCTACCTTTTAGGCGTGTGGCTTCATTGTTGCAATAGATAAAGAACTCAGAGCCTTCTGCATGTGAATGTGGAAGGCTTTTTTGTGTCTAGACCTTATTTTCTGCACTTAAATCTTTAGTGAAATAGCACACCTTTATTCTTTCGTTATTCCTTTGATTATTAGCTAATTTTGCCAATAAAACATAAAATATGGCAGAATTAAGATTCGATGTCAAAGCGAATTTCGAGGAGGTTACGAAACTTCGTTCCGAGTGTGAAAAGTTGAGGGCTGAGTTATTGAAGACCAATAAGTCTACCGACCCAGCTATTGTTGCGGATTTGACGGAAAAATATGCGGATGCTAGCAATCGCTTAAAGGACTTGACACAAGCTGCTTCAAGAGCCGCTTACGTGATGTCTTCCGAGTTTAATAAGAAGATGCAAGCAGCCGCAAGGGAAGTTTATAGCTATGAACTTCAAATGCAAGCTACCAAAGACCGAATAGAGAAAATCCAACAGCAAATCACGAACAAGAGATTAACTCTTGGAGTTACAACGGATAAGTCATCCATAGATTCTTTACAGAAGAATATTGACTATTTAAAAGGCTCTTTGGCAGGTCAAACAGCTCAGTTGAAGAACTTAGAAGGGGGTGCTGTCGGTGCTCGTCAGACCTTGGAGAATATGCGGAATGAGTATGTTTTGTATGCAGGTTCAGCAAATCCGGCAAAAGAGGCAACAAATATGTTGACCGATAGCATGAGCCAAATGATAGAACGTATGAAGTCAGCTCCGACTGCTGGAGAAGGAATGACTAGTTTGTTCCAAAGAGTTACTGGCGATGCTCACATGCTTTCGGCAACATTACTTGGTGGCTTAGGATTTGAACAACTGGCAGGTAGTATCTTTAATACTCGTTCCCAATTCCAGCAACTTGAAATATCTTTCAATACCATGCTTGGTAGTGCGGATAAGTCTAAGCAATTGATGGACGAACTTATCCAAACGGCAGCTCATACACCTTTCGATATGTCCAGCATTACGGGTGGCGCAAAACAACTTTTGGCATACGGAACGGAAGCGAAAGATGTTAACAAAACCCTTGTCCAGCTTGGTGACATTGCTTCGGGCTTGAACATTCCGCTTGGAGAACTTGTTTATCTTTATGGAACGACCGTTTCGCAAGGAAGAATGTTCACAATGGATTTGCGTCAGTTCATGGGTAGAGGTGTCCCATTAGCAGAAGAATTGGGTAAAATCTTACACCAAAACACAACGGAGGTTCAAGAGTCTGTTTCCAAGGGTAAAGTGACATCAGACATCTTCAAGGAAGCTATCGCCAACATGACGCAAGCAGGTGGACGCTTCGGAGGCTTGATGGAGCAACAATCAAAGACATTGGAGGGTCAGTGGAGTAACATTGGCGATTCCATCCAGCAAGCGTTCAACGAAATCGGCAAAAAATCCGAGGGCGTGTTCTCTAGTGGATTGTCAATTATTTCTGCTATGGTAGAGAATTGGCAAGAGGTAATAAAAGTTATTGGTGTAGCTACAATAGCTGTTGGTTCTTATCGTGCATCGTTAATGGCGGCTGCTTCTATTCGCAAAGCTGAGGAAGCGCAACAAGCCGATGATATGATGAAGGGAATTGATGCAGAAATCAAGCGTTTGCAAGACCTAGAGAACTCAAACTACAAGTCGCTGGGTAAGGACAAAAAGCAAGAGCGAGTAAGCAAACAACAAGACTTGGCAAGTATTGTTGGAGATACTGCTGTGTCCGATGACTTTGTAAAGGCAAGGTTAGATGCAGCCGAGCAAGAGGGCGTTATTTCGGCACAAATGCGTTCCCAACTAGAGACGAAACGTGAACTTTTACAGGCTCAGCAACAAGCAACAGCACAAAGCCAGATAGAACTTGATGAAGAAAAAAGAAAGACCGAGGAACTTCGTCAACAAAAAATAGAGTCTCTTAAAGATGATTTGAAGACTACTACGGAGAAAATATCAAATCTTGATGATAGGGATGTAGAGTTGGCTAGACAATATACATCAGCTTTGAATGATTTACAAGATGCCCAAGATGCCTTTGCTGAGGCTCAAAAATTGGTTGAGGAAACTGCTGGTGGCGCAAACTTGGCTTTTGATGCAGAGGGTAATGCCGTGAATGCGCTAGAAGCAAAAGAACGTTTGGAAACGGCAACAAAACAAGTGAATGCTGCTCAAACAAAGATTTCGACCATTGAAAGCGAACGTAAGACGATTGCTCAAACAAAGGAGAATTTAAGTAAGCAACAGGCTACGATACAAAATAATATTAACACTGTTTCTCAAGCTTCCAATACCACTGCAAAGAAAGCTGGGATATTGGCGACAACAACAGCCACTATCAAAAATGCGCTTTATGCAGCAGGTACAAAATATACGACTACGGTAGTTAATCTTTTTTCTAGTGCGGTAAGAAGTAGTGGAAATGCCTTGAAGAGTTTATGGGCGGCAATGGCTGCTAATCCGATAGGTGCATTGATAACACTGGGAACAACTTTGTATTCCGTATTTTCTATGTTTGGAGACGAGACTGAAGAAATTTCGGCAGATACAACACATTTTGGGGAAACAACAAGTTTGACCAGTAAAAAGGTTGAGACATTGATGAATGTGTTGAGAAATACGAATGAAAGTACTGATGCACATAAAAAAGCAAAAGATGAACTTATTGGGGTATATGAACAATATGGAATAAAATGCGACAATGAAAAGGATAATTTGGAAACGTTGAAAAATAAGCATGACGCTTTTATTGCTTCTTTACAATTAGAAAATGCTGAACGAGAAAAAGCTAACGCTTTGATGTCTATATCTTCTCAATATGAGGAAGCAAGGAAAAACCTAGATAAGGATTTTTCTGATTCACTAGGTGGTAGTTGGCTTGATTTCGGACAACATATTGATAAAGAAGACATATCAGCTGTACAGATGATGTTTAATTCACTTGTTTCTGATGATGCGTTGACTAAGATAGACTCTTTAAGGCAGAAAATGGATTCCGCAAAGAAAGGAACATTGGAATATGCTAATGCCGCACAAGAATACGATGCTGCTCTTCGCAACCTGTTAGTTCCTTTTGAGGAATGGGGTAAGAAGATGGGGTACAATAGTTTCGTGATGGCAAGTTTGCGAAGTTCGATATTAAAGCATATAGATAGTATAAACTCTTTGAATGAAAGTTACAAAAAGGCAGAGGACGCAATATATAAAGGAAGCACAGCGACTGTTGATTGGAATAACTCCCAAGCAAAGGCTCGTTGGATAGTAAACAAGAACAAGCAATCAATCCAAGAATTGGTAGAGCAAACTGATAATCTTATCAATTTATGGAATAAAGAATATGGGTTGAATTTAAAAATTCATTATGATGATTCGGAAATTCCAAATTGGATGAAATCTATGACAACGAAGGAGTTGCGAAATTTAATTTCAAGGAGAGAGGCGGATATTTTACAACAGGAAAATCACGAAAAGAAAACTGGGCATAAGTTGGTAACACGTTCAGGAGGTAAGTTTAGGTCAAGAACGGAAAACCAAACGGATGTCGCAATGGCGAAATCTATAATTCAATCACGTACACCAAAGAGTAGTACAACAACAAAATCAAATACAACCCATACTACTCCAAAGAAAACAGGTACAACGGATGACCCACAAGCAAGAGCGTATGAACGCAAGAAGGCTGAGGAGGACTATTCCAAGTCTATTTCATCCTATTCGGAGAAAGCTATCCAAGATATGACCAAGAATCGCATCAATGCGATGAATGAGGGTTATAGCAAGGAATTGGCTCAGATTACCGAGAATGCTGACAAGGAGAGAAAGGCGGTAGAAGAAGGTATAGACAAATTGGTTGAGGCTAGAAAAAAACGTGACCAAGCTGTTTGGGTTAATTCCGGCAAGGGTCGTAAGGCTAATATGTGGAAACAGAGCAAAACCAATGAAGAGTACAAGAATGAGGTTTTGAATGAAACCATGAAGGATAGCAAGGGTAATCCGGTTAAGGTCAATGGTATGAATATGACCATAGGCATGAGTGTTGCTAATCAGATGAATGCAATTCGCGATAAGGCGGTAAAGCAGAATGAGGATGTGCTTGCTAAAGAAGCGCAAAGCATGTACGATTATCTGAAGACTTATGGCACATTCCAGGAGCAGAAGTTAGCTATTGCTGCCGATTATGCTAAGAGGATTAGCGAGGTTGAAAACTCTACGGATTCGGACTCAAGCAAGCAATGGAAGATAAAGTCTTTGAAAGAAGAGCAGAAGAAAGAGACGGATTCGGTTGAGGCTAGTGCTATTATGCAGAAGATAGACTGGTATCAAGTCTTCGGAAATGTTGGTGGCATTATGAAAGATGCGCTTGTTCCTTTATTGGCAGATCTGGATAAGTTCGTAGGTACGGATAAGTTCCAAAATTTGGGTGCAGACCAGCAGAAGAGTATCGTTGATGCTATGCAGAATATCCGTAATTCGATTGGCAATACAAGTGATTTAGGTTGGAAAGACCTTGCAAGGGATGTTGTTGCTTATCAGGATGCTCTGAAGAATGCGAAAATTGCACAAGAGGAATACACGAAAACGGAAACTTTGCTTATACCTCGTATTAAGGTTTTGCAAGAACAGATTGAGAGTGCGAAAAAGTCGGGCAATGTTGCAGAGCAAACAAGGCTACAAGAAGAATTGAATAAAGTTCAAGGTCAGTTAGCGGAGTCCGGAAAGAAGATTGTTACGGCTAACACAAAAGTTCGTACTAGTGGTCAGAAGTTGGCTCAAACGACACAGAATGTGACACAACCGATTTCCGCTATCCATGAGTTCCTTTCTACTTCTGGACTATCCGATTTGGCATCTCTTTGGGATAGTTTTGACCAACTTAAAGGTGGAATTGACGGATTGAAAGCTTTAAAGGAGGCTAAAAATGCGGCTGACGGACTGAAGGATATGGGTAAGGAAGCCGCAGATGCAGCCGCAGCCGCTGGCAAGAAAGCTGGCGATGCGCTAAGTGAAGGATTGTCAAAAGCCGGACTTATAGGCCAAATTGTTGCTGCCATTTTGAAGATACTTGATGTTTTGAAGGATGGTATCGGAACATTGATTAGCAGCTTGATTGATACAGTTCTGAATGCGGTCAATGGTATATTGAAGAACATTCTAAGTGGTGAGTTTATCACACAGATAGGAGGGTCTTTGGTAAGCGGTATCGGTAATATTCTCAATACAATCTCGTTTGGTGGCTTCAATAGTTTGTTTGGAGTAGGTGGAAACGCAAAAGAAGTAAACCGGACTATAGACAAATTGACGGCTAGGAATGAAATCTTGACGGATGCAATAGACAGATTACGTGACTCTATAGACAAGACTAGTGGTATCAAAGCCGTAGAAGACTCAGAAAAAGCTGAAAAACTTCAAAAGGAAAAAGAGCAAAACCTAAAGGACATCATGGTGGCACAAATGGGTTATCATGGCTCTCATGGAAGTTTTAACCGTTATTTCCGAGGATTTTCGCAAGAGCAAATCAATAAGGTGTCTGAAGCGATAGGTAGACAATGGAATGGAAACCTAAGCGACATACGGTCTGCTGATGAAGCTAATGCGTTGTTGCAAAATCCTGATATTGTTAACAAGATTCAGAACACTGGTAAGGGAAATTATGGAGGAAGAGTCCTCGAAAAGTTGAAAGATTATGCGGCTGAGGCAGGAACATTAGAGGATATTGCTGATGACCTAGCAGAAAGCTTGACGCAAATATCTTTTGATAGTTTGAAGAGCGAGTTCATAGATACTTTGATGGATATGAATTCCTCTGCTCAGGACTTCTCTGATAATTTCTCCAAGATGCTTATGCAAGCCGTTCTGAAAGCTAAGGTAGATGATTTGTTGGGTAATGATATGCAAGCATTCTATGATGAGTGGACGGAGCGAGCTAAGGCAAATGGTGGCAAATTGTCTCAGACGGATATTAATGAATTGAAGGGAAGGTACGATGAAATGGTTCAAGAAGGACTGAAGATTAGAGATGAAGTAGCCGAAATAACTGGTTACAAGCAATCTTACGAGCAGTCTGCGTCTTCCGGTTCTTTTGAATCCATGAGCCAAGATACAGGAGAAGAGTTGAATGGTCGTTTTACAGCGGTGCAGATCGCCACAGAGGGAACGTATGAGGAAGCAAAGCTCATAAATACCAAGTTGGATGCTATTGCGGCTCGTGATGGTGGCGCAGAGGGTAGCTTACTAACAGCTAGCGTGAATACTATTATGGGTAATGTAGGCAATATTTGGTTAGCCGTTGATGAGGGAAGAACTATTCTTGCCCAAAGTCTGATGTACTTGCAGTCGATTGATGAGCGACAAGAGCGATGGCATAAGCCTATGTTGCAAGCATTCAATGATATACACGAATTGAAAGATAAAATGAGTAGATTGTAAACTTAATATGTGCCATGTTAAAGTAAGAGGGGAATGCGTGATGCACTCTCCTCTTTTTTTTATGGAGAAAGTTTTTGTTTTTCACAATATAGATAAGTGTTGTTAAACTGAGTGCTAATTTTTGGTAGAGTGGAATATAATAGTTATCTTTGTAGTCGATTTCAAAACTTATAAGGACATGAAGATATTAGAACCAAAATATGAAATCCTATCCCAAGGAGAGGGTATGGATGGAGTTTACAAGCAGATAGAGCTGTGTGGTCGCACATGTTATGCGTCAAGTATGAAGATAGACAAAGACAGCGCAAAGCCTTTCGTTGAGCGTATGGTAAGCAGCAATCATCTTGCCATGTGTGAGCATGGAACGATTTACCTCCATGTAGCCTATGAAGAAGGATTTTTTGTACCGGAGTCTTTATTGGTCAAGCACTATCGTGAGAACAAATATTCAAAGGTGATGCAGATTGGCAGTGACTACTATATCACAACCAACTACAGAGTGATAGTTGAAAATAACTGGTTTGAGGATTTGGACTATATTTGCGAGCCTACGGAATGGCATGAGAAGCGAATAACAGTCCGCTTTACTACTCAGATTGCGGTAAGTAGAGAGGCTAACAGACATCGTGTAGATTCCGTAGCGGAACAAAGCACTAGATATTGCAACTATAGTAAAGATAAGTTCGGAGGCGAGATTGCTATCAACAAACCAAAGTGGGTTAGCGATGATGATGCGGTTAATCCATTGTCTTTTGATGGTGGAACATTTGTTGACCTATCAAAGAACATCGGTAGTTATGAACATTGGAGTCCGGTAGAAAAATGGTGGTTTGCTAATAGAGTATGCGAAATGATGTATTTGTCTTTGGTCAAGGATGATGGTCTTAAGCCACAGGATGCGAGAACAATACTTCCTCTTGATACCAACACGGAGTTGATTCATACCGCATTTGTGAGCGATTGGAAGCATTTCTTCGAGCTGAGAAGCCTTGGTACGACCGGAAAGCCTCATCCAGATATTGAGGTCTTGGCAACACCATTGATGAATGAGTTCAAGGAACGAGGTTTGATTTAAACGTTTATGAAGAAGAAAGCCAAGCAAATAGCCAAGGTGATGAGCAATGATTCTTTGGAGGTTGTTGCTCATATGATTGCTGATGAGGCAAAAGGTGTGCGCTACGAGGTGTATGCCGATGGTTCTAGTAAGAAAGAAAAGTGTGGTTGTGGCTGGCTTGTGCTTCATAAGGGAGTTATTATCAAAAGTGGGAAATATACTTTTATCACAGCTAAAGTGAACGATTCGGTGAGAGCCGAAATAAGGGCGGTTATTCATGCATTGGGTGATTGCCCTATTTCATGTTCTGTTGATGTATATGTGGATTGCCAAGTAGCTATAGAGAGAATACAGGCATGCAAGTTAGGAGATTTGCAACCTATATATAATAAGGTAGCGAAAGACAAGACGATAAGATACCATTGGGTAAAGGCTCATAGAGGTAATATGTATAACGAAATGGTGGATTCTTTGGCTTTTTCCGCTACAGAAAGTTAATTTTGAGTCTAAGCGTATAATAAGCGTTAAAAGATAAAAGAAATACATTAAATAATTTGCACATTTCAAATATTCTTTGTATCTTTGCATTGTAATTAAGAAACAAGGTTACTAATTTTAAAAAGGTGAGACACACCTTAAAAACTGTGATTCGTTATGAATACTAGATTGAGTAAGAAAGAAACAATGGTTTATGGCAATATCGAAGTGATGGCTGATGTAATTGGGGGTAACAAGTACTTTACATTTGCTGAGTTGTATGATTTCGATTTGGATAATACCAAGGATGAGTTGAAAGAAATCTTAAACTCTTTGACAGAGAAAGGCTACTTGAAGAGTTTTCACGATTTCTACGAAACTTATCGAGTTTTAAAGTAAGAACGATAAAGGGGATATAAATCCCCTTACAATATAAATTTAGAGCGTGAGACACACGTAAAACTGTATTGAAACAATGAAAAAGGTATTCACAATTGAGAATGCATTAGCATTTTTGTTTGCTCTTGAAATAGTATCATTAATATTTTTTCTAGGATAGGGCTTATGCAGATTAAGTTTGGTAAGATAAAGTTTACTGCGGCTAAGTCCGAAAAAGGATGCCGCTTTGATGCTTGCTACAAAGGGGAGCATGTGGCTTTTGAGAGTGAAGACATGTCTTTGTATGATGATGTTTTTTCTGATAATAACAGAAGAGCAAAGGCTGCAAAGAGGGTGGTTTACGAGAACATTAAACACAAGTATTATGAGACCCATAGAGATTAGCGATTTCAACGCTGCCGATGAATTTGTAGTTGAGGCAATGATGCAAGATGGCAAATTCAAGGTTATCGGCAAGGTTATTATTGATAATAATCTTCTGAATGATGATGATTTGGAAACCATCTGGGATTATGCCAACTGGGAGACGAATGGCTATGAAAAGATGGTTGTCTCTAATGGAGTGTACAAAGGCTTGAAAGCGTTTAGTGATGGTCGAATGTTCTATGTAATTACGGATGATGAGGTCGGAGTGGTAAACGACAATATCATGGTACGTAAGCATTATGATGTCAACAATGGCTATTATATAAAGTCATCAAGGTTACACAAGGAGCAATCCAAGGATTTGTGGTGCTTTGGCAGCTGCGAGACCATAACTAACGAATATAAGTCAAACATTTTACATGAAGTACTTTGTGGCAAAGATGAACCATATAAAGCCTACCTTCCTTGAAGGCGGTGAAGTCTGGCATGATATTGATAAGTTCCCGATGCTAGACCATACTATTTTAGTTGAGTTGCAGGTAAAAGGCTCTGACGGATTGATTTACCGGACGCAAGATGTATGTGTTGAACGTGCAGATAGATTTGAGCCTACGATGTCTTTTGTCCCTAAGCGTTGGGCGTATGCAATAGATTTAGCTCAATGCAAGAAAGTGGAAGGATAAAATAAAATACAAATTAAAAATAAGCATATGGAAGAATCGAGAGGTGTTTACACATTACCAGTCTTGTATAATGAGCAAAGTGGTACAAACGAAGGTGTATGTGTAAGAAAAGAACTTGGAGTAGTTGTTGCAATCGACAATGAAGATGAGTTTAAAGGTGTTTTTTCAAAGGATGGTGAGGTTGATGTATTCAAGCAGTTACTATCACAAGAAGTGTATCGTTACTATACAGAGCACAACGCATTCCCTACTGGGCCTTTGGTTTCTTACAAGATGGATGGCGACATCATCTTTGATTACGTTGAAGTAACTATTGGAAAAATGTATGGCGGTTATGTTTATGTTGTTCATTACAACTTTGCAAGCACCGCATCATGATAAACAAGATTGATTATGACAGTAGTAAGAGATAGAATTAAAATTGCAGCTCAGATTGAAGTCTTGGAGGACATTGCTATTGACTATAGGGGAAAGACAATAGACAATATCATTCAACAGCTAGAAGCAAGGTTGAGTGCGTTGAAGTAAGTTCAAATTTTTGAAGTTGAAAGACTATGAGTGGTGGACGTTTTGATTATGCTCAGTATAGGATTGCTGACATATACACAAAGATAGAAGATTATGTTGATGGTCATCCATTGGATGAGGAAGATGAAAGATGCTTTCTCGAAGACCGATGGCTAGAGGAGGAAGAAGACAAGTATGTTAGAAAGCATCATCATACGATGCCTAACAGATATGGCTTATCTAAAGAGACTATCAAGGAATTCAAGAAGGGTATTGAGCTTCTGAAGAAGGCTCAGGTTTATGCCCAAAGAATAGACTGGCTTCTTTCCGGTGATGATGGAGAAGATAATTTCCATCTACGTTTGAAAGAGGATTTGGCAAATTTAAAAAGTAAGAAAGGATAGATTATGAGTTGGAATTATCGCTTAGATACACCTATGATGCAATTAGCTGAAGAGGTGAACAAGAAATATGATACTGATGCAGGTAAGATGCTTCTTTGCACTTATCTCTTCATGGTATCAAGTGAAGAGATCAAGGACAAACAAGCTTTCTTTGATTGGGTAGAAGAGCTGAATAAGTCCTGTAAGTGCGATGCGGTAAGGGAGTACGTGAAAATCAACGGCAAAGCCGATTGGCTGCATGGTGGATTCAGTAAGCCGATTTACCGACACTATAAGGGCAATTTCTATGAGTACCTTGGTGAGGTTACTGATAGCGAGACTTCTGAAGCTAAGGTTGCGTATCAAGCAGTGTGCGGACAGCATGAAGTTTGGGTGCGACCAAAGGAAATGTTCTTTGGTAATGTTGAGGTAGATGGTAAGCCAGTTCCTCGATTTGAGAAGGTAGATTTAAAAGACTTAGAGAAACAAGCCGAGAAGAGCAATGGACAGAGAAAAGATTAAGAGCTTGTTAGGTCAAGCAATCTTGCGAGTGAATGAAGTCGTACCGGATTTCGAAGACTTGGACAAGGTTCTTCCTTTGCTTAGACAGGCAATTGATGAATTAGATAAGTCTGATTCGGGTTCAGTTTAAAAAGGGTGGAAAATGGCAAATAAGCAGACGATAAAACCAAAGGTAGTTCCCTTTGAGATAGCCAAACTTCTGAAGGAGGTTGGTTACGATGAGAAGATAGCAGAATTTTGGGCTTATGCTAGTCCTTGGACAGCAAAGGGTGGCATTCGTAAGGGTGGAAAATATAATGAGCATTACGGCAGTTATATTGCTTACTCCAATTCCGAGTGGGAGAAATCCAATATTGAGTTTTCTGCTGCCTTAAAGTTGAATAGTAAGCATCCGGCAATATCCGCTCCAAGCTATGATATGGTGCTTGATTGGCTTTTAGAGCATTTCGGTTACTATATTTGTGTTGCAAACATTTCGAAAGATAAGTTCTGTTGGCAAACTACATCATGGTGTGTAGAGGAAGGCTTGTGTCATACGGATGGTAAGGAATATTCCAGTAGATACGATGCAATGGATGCCGCATTCAAGAGTATCTTAAAGGCTCGCATAGATAATAAAGAAAACGAGGAAATCAAAAGACTTTTGGAGGAAATACAAGATGGAAAGACTTTATGATACTTTTGTACACGCAATAATGGTGAAGTTAGAAGCTCGTTTATATGTTGAACTCGAATGTGTTTATAAGGATATAACAAACAAGATTGTTGAGAAGAAAGGTAAACTCACCAACGAAGACGTAATTGAGTTTCAGAAAAAACTACAAGAAGTGTACGACACGAATGCTGCTATTCGTGAAAAGGTTACTGGCATTAAAGATTCAAAGAAATGTATCTTAACTAAAGAAGCATGTGAAGAGTTAATAAAGCGATTTAGCGTGATTTATATAAAAGAAGATGAACAAGCAAAGAATGATAGAGTGGATAGCCACTTGTGATACTGGTATCTCTTCAATGACTATGTGGAGTGCATTGATGGGGGTAAAAAGAAAGAAAGATTTGGATATTCCTAAAGACAATAGTGACTTCCGTAGATGCTATGACATGGTAGAATACGGACACGTAACCTTGGATGAGCTACAGGTTGTAAAGAAGCAATATCCTTGGTTTGCTCCTGTTGTTGACAATTGGAAGGAATTGTCTCTTTTGTTTGAAGAAGAGTTGGACAAACGTTTGTATATACGAATCCGTCAGCTTTGCAAAGAGTCATATGCTATCCGATATGAGGTAAAGGGAGGACTTTATTATGAAAGGGGTTTTTGGTATAATGTTTAATTATTAAAAAAATAGAAAGAATGAATAAAGACAAATTAAAGGTCAGCTTTGAGATTGACCGCTACAAGGTAATTGGTATGCTTTCACGTAATTGTGAGAATGCTGAAGAGTACAACGAGATTATGGATATTCTTGAAGGAAAGAATGAGTTTGTGCGTGATGCGAATGGTAACGAGGAACTTGCAAGCCGCATTTGCAATTATGCTTTGGACTCTATCTTGGTAGAGAATCCAGATTTGGCTCTCCGTAAGCGTTTGGATAAGGAACAGAAAGGCGATGATGCTCCTGATGGAATTTCAAATGTTATCGAAATCAAAGGTGATGACGCAAAGAAACTTGTAGAAACTCTTTGTGGCATTCTCTACAAGGGTAAGTGATGTAAAATTCATCAAAAGAATATAAATAAACACTAAAACACTTGCAAGTATAAGAAAAAATGCTTATCTTTGCATCGTGTTTGAAACAGATGGCCTTCTGAGAGGTCGCTTCTACCATAAGTCAAGACTTAGGAGTTTACGGCATGGTTTCCACATTACCCAGTCCAGCTAGACTATAACAAGCAACTCTTATTAGGGTGAGAGACCCTAGTTGCTGCATTAGACAAGTGGTTAAGTCGCCAGCTTTTCACGCTGGTATTCAAAGGTTCGAATCCTTTATGCAGTACATACAAAATTGCCCTATGGTGTAATGGCAACACTACAGTTTTTGGTTCTGTCATTAGTGGTTCGAATCCGCTTGGGGCAACAAGGTGGAATTGGTATATGTTCCACAAAAGGTGCGATATTCAAGCGGTTAAAGAAGATAGACTGTAAATCTATTCCCATTGTGGGTTCGGTGAGTTCAAATCTCCCTTGCACCACGAGAACTTTTGTCATAATACGAGGAATGTAGCTCAGTAGTAGAGCACTTGGTTTGGTAACTAAGGGGGCGTTGGTGCGAATCCAATCATTCCTTTACGCTTTCGTAGCTCAGTGGCAGAGCATAGGATTTTTAATCCTAGGGTCGAAGGTTCGAATCCTTCCGTTGGCACAATGATACACAAGAAGAGAGCCGTGATGTTTGTTTTGTTGGAATCTCGGACATCTGTCAATGGGCAAACGTAGGATGCAGATGAGACGAATAAAGTTGTGAATAAGTCTATGAACTAGGGGAACAAGCGGAATGGCTCTCTATTGTGCTTCATTTGATGGTTTAACGAAAAATTGAAGAATATGAAAAGTCCGTTAAGAATGGCAGTCGCTTTAGAAAAGAACAACAAGATATATCCAAAAGATGTACGGAAGTTCTTGATGGGATTGTACGCCACGCTGCATTTGACAGATAACGCAACGGCTAAAGATATGGAAAAGCTGGTATATTATGCTTTTCGGAATGGTTACCTACTAGGTGTTAAGTCTGAAGGAGGTGATGACCAAAAAGCGTATGACAGACTACCGGATTTGGGAGTAGAAGAAGATATTGGTGATGATTTAAAAAGATAGTCGATAAAAATTGGTAATTAGTTAGTAAAGTTTTTTAGGCTTTGGTGTGTGAACATCGAAGCCTTTTTATATATAATAAGGTAAAATAAAAGCTGAAATGTTAACAAGACTCATATATCAGTTAGTAAAGGTTAAAATACGAAAGAAAAACATTAAATAACTTGCATGTTTCAAAACTTATTCGTATCTTTGCATCGTCAATCAAGATAAGTTGGTTGATTTGCCGAGTGACAAGTTTCACTCAATAAGGTGAGAGCGACACCAAGGGGTAAGACCCGAAACAACTAGCACAATTGATTATGTCTAAGCAGACTGGTTTTTCATTCGCAAGTTCAAAGAAGTCATTAATCGAGACTATTGACGAAATCAAGAAGTCAAAGATGCCTCGCAACGAAAAGATTGTTGCATTGAAGGCTTGCGGTCTTCGTGAGAAAGAAATCTCCGATATGTTGAAGGTTTGTGTGCCAAGCGGTTCAACTTCAACGAGATTCGTTTATACATTCGGTGTTGAGATAGAATGTGTTCATGCCGAGCGCAATGCCTTGATAGAGGCAGGTCGTCAGAATGGTGTTGATATTCATTCTGAGGGCTATAACCACACCGACAACAAGAGTTATTTCAAGATTGTTAGTGATTCTTCAGTTGGTGGTGATATAGACCCTAACGAGGTTGTAAGTCCGGTATTGAATGGCAATACAAATGGTATGGCAACCTTAAAGAAGGCTATCAAGTCTTTGGATGCCGTAGGTGCAAGAGTAAATTCTACTTGTGGTCTTCACGTTCATATTGGTGCAGCAAAGTTGACAGGTGAGCAGTATGTTAACGTCTTCAAGAATTATCAGAAACTTGAAAGATTGATTGATAGTTTTATGGCTCCTTCACGAAGAGGTAATTGCCGTTGGGCAGCCAGCTTGCTTGACAAAGATTTCTCTAATTGCCGTGGCAATTACGATATTAGACGTACTGTATTTCATGGAGACAGATATTACAAGGTCAATGCAGAGAGTTTTGCACGTCACAAGACTATCGAATTTCGTCAGCATCAAGGTTCAACCAATTACAAAAAGATTGAAATGTGGGTTAAGTTCTGCGCAAAACTTGTCGGTTGGTCTCGCAATAATGTCTTTGCTAGTGAGGTTATGAATATCGAAGATATACCTTTCTTGAATAAAGAAGAGAAGGCTTTCTTCCAGAGTCGTAAGGATGCATTTGCAACCAATAACGATTAATTAATGTAGTCCTAGGGTAAAAGCCCTAGGACACAAAGAAATCAAAGTATTATTAAGAAAAAGAAAGGGTAAAGATATGTGTGTTATTATTGTATGTCCGAAAGGTGTTGCTTTGCCATCCGTAGATGAGCTAAAGGCTGCGTATATGAGAAATCCAGATGGTTGCGGTTTTGTGAGCGAGTCTGACCATTACAAGAGTTTGCATTTCTCTACATTTATCCGTAGATTGATGAAGCGAGATATAAATGAGAATGTAATCATACATTTCAGATTTGCTACACATGGTTCTGTCTGTGTCAAGAATTGCCATCCATTCTACAAGGCAGGTTATTGGTTCGCACATAATGGAGTGCTCCCGATTTGCTCCGAGCATGATAAAACAGATAGTCAAATTTGCTTTGAACGTTTCATTTATCCTACTATCAAGAAATATGGTTGGGGTTCTGATGAACATATGAAAGAAATGAACAAATGGACAGCTCATGGTTCTAAGTTTGCAATGTTGCATAATGGTGAGATTGTGAAGTCCGGTAAATTCATAGAGCGTGATGGACGGTTCTATTCTAATTTGAATCATTTGGGTTATATGAGAAATGTAATAAACTTTTAGAAGATTAATGTTTAGGTTCTTTTTATTCGACAAGCGTCAGATGTCCGTGAGGATATTTGGCGTTTTTTTTGTTATATAAGGAGTTCTATTTTGCGTAGCTATTAATTATTCGTTTATGTGATGAAATAGCCTTAAATCGCTTAGAAATGCCGTTATTACTCACTTTTGCTTAAAAGTGAGATACTTGCAAATGGTTTAGTGCATTTATTATTCTTTTCGTATTATCTTTGCACTAGTTTTAACAAATATATCGAAAGAATGAAAGATAAAATTTTCCAGTTACTAAAACAAGAGTATAAGTCTCTTGGGTTAGGTGATGAAGTTCTTCAGGCACATGCCGAAATGCTTGATAAGATGGGGCTTGTTACTGATGACAACATCGAGACAGTGGTTGCTAGTCAAAAGAGTTTTTTGGAGTCCTTGCAAAAGGACAATGACCGCAGAGTTACCGATGCCAAGAAAAAGTTCGAGGAGGCACAGAAGGCTAAAGAAGATGCTGAACGCAAGGCTGCTGAAGAAGAAGCTAAGAAGAAAGCTGACGAAGAAGCCAAGAAAGCCGCTGAAGAAGCCGAAAAGAAACGCTTGGAGGAATTGGCAAAGAAAAACGAAATGCCGGATTATCTCAAAAAATACTTTGAAGAGCAAGCAGCAGAGAAGAAAGCTTCAGATGAAGCAAGAACCAAGGAACGTGAAGAGTTCAAGAAACTCGTTGAGACCTTGACTCAGAAGAACACAGACCAAGCCAAGACTTACAACGAACAGATGGAGGCGCAAAGCAAGACCATTAAGGAATTGCAAGAAACTATCCAAAAGCAAGCTGAGGAGGCTAAGGCTAAGGAAGAGGCTGCTGCGAAGGCAAAGGCAAAGGCAGACCACGATGCGAAGATTTTATCAAAGGCTAAGGAGTTGGGCATTCCCGAAAGTCGTATCAACGAGGGTTTCACCTTGAGCGATGATGCTACAGATGAAGCTATCGAAACATACCTCTCCAAGGTAGCGAACAACTACAAGGCGTTGCAACAACCACAATTCGGGGGCAGCTATCGTGCTAGCGAGGGCGAGCCAACAAAGGAGGACGTTGACAATGTAGCCGCATCATTAGTTCAGTCACTTTAAAAATTGAAAAACATGAATCAGGAATTGAAGACTACAAAAAAGCAAATTGTCTTTGGTGAGGATTCCGTCATTATCCAGAAATGGGAAGGCGACATCAAGGGCGGTCGTGCTTTGGATTGGACAGGCGTAAAAGATGAAGTTCTTTACGCAGGTCGTGTTATCGTGACAGATGGTAAGGGAACTTACAAGCCATTGCCTATTGAAACAGACAATTATAAGGCTTTGGGTACTGCCAGTGACCCATTGGAGCATTACAAGTATGCGGGTGTTCTCTATCGTTCCATTCTGAACGGTGAGCCAGCGGCAATTATGACTGCTGGACAAGTTAACAAGGTAGCAGCTAAGGCTGCAAATGGTGCAGACTATCCGGATGCGTTCCTTACAGCTATGCCAAAGATTGCTTTGGTTAGCGATGAGGATGCAAACAAGTTCGATGAGTCTGATGCAACCATGGACAAAGACTAAAAGAAGGAGGATAACAGATGGAAAAATCACTTTATTTTCAGTTGGTCAATAAATACTTCCCACAACTTGTTGCAAGTGTAGTAGAGAAGTTGAACGGCAAGAATCAGACTGCATTGACCTATATGTACCGAGACCACTTGACTAACACATATAGTCAGGACGGACGCTGGGCATCAATTACTGCGGAATACACACGAGTTGCTGCTGATGTTGTATCAATGGATGCGGAACTTCCATTGAAGAGCCGTGACAAGGTTTCAACCGCTGAGGGTCAAATCCCAAAGGTTGGTATGAAGCTTTACATGTCAGAGAAGCAGCTTAAGGATTTGGATAACATGATTGCGCAACGTTTGCCTCAGCCACAGATTTTGCGTAACTTGTTTGCAGACCTTCCTCGTTGTATTCAGGCGGTTTACGAGCGTATTGAAGATATGTTCCTCAGTGAGCTGTCAACAGGTGTAGCTTTGGCAACTCGTTCCGGTGGTACTGGTGTCCGAGTTGATGTAGGTTTTGCCGAGAAGAATAAGTTTGGTCACGGTGCTAAGGCTTGGGACGCAGAGGATGCAACTCCTCTTGATGACATCCAATTGGTTTACGACAAGGCGATGGAAGACCAAAATACCATCACTACTTGTTATCTTGATGATTACACAATTAAGTTGCTTGGCAAGAACAAGCAGGTTCGTGCTCAGTTTGCCTTCAATCAAGGCATTGCACTTAGTGGGGATAACAGCAACATTCCTATTTTGAGCTTTGAGCAGATTGCGTCTATCTTTAGAAATAAGTGGCAGACCAACTTGGTACGTGTAGCCCGTACAATCAAGACCGAGATTAACGGCAAGAAGGGAACACACAACCCTTGGGCTAAGGGTCACATGACCTTTACATGCTATGATAACCTTGGTGATTTGTTCTGGACTAACGTAGCCGAAGCTACAAGACCAGTTGCAGGTGTTACTTATCAGTCAGCCGATGAGTATATCTTGGCTAGCCGTTATTCTACTAACGACCCACTCCGTGAGTTCACTAGCTCACAAGCAATGGTTGTTCCTATCTTGAATAACGTTGATGCCATCTACTCTTTGGACTCAACACAAGCGGTAGGTTAGGCTTATGAGAGGTGAGGTAATTAGTCCGTTCCGTGATAAGTTCCATTTTAACACCATCTATGAAGTTGGTGCAATCTTGGACTTTGACGAAGAACGCATGAACTCCCTTATCGAACGTAAGCTTTGCAAGATGTTGGAGGTGCAGGATGATAACCATTCTGCACCTCTAAAAGACGATAAGGAAATTAAAGATACTCCTAAGAAGGAAGTCTTGAATGATGGAAAAGAAAATCCTATAAAGGAAGAAGAAAAGAAGTCAGAAGAGACACCTAAGAAGGAAGTCTTGAAGGAGAAAAAGGAGAGCAAGCCTAAAAAGGAGAAAACCTCAAAAAAGGATGCTGCCGAGTCAACCGAAGAGAATTCCCAAAAGGAGAATGTAGAAGAAGAACTTGACGAAAAGACTAAGAGCGAGCAGGAGGCTGCAAAGAAAATCGCTGAGGCTATGAGTCAGGCTCAGAAATAAGGATGTCACATGAAGATAAGAGAATACATTTCACAGAAGTTGCGTGCTTGGAACATTACCGATGCCCAATTGGAAGATATATCGTCAGGTATAGACCTTGACGAAGAATATACGTCTGATAATTCGCAGGTTGTAGGCAAGGCGATGATTTCCGTAATCGAGGAACTGATGCTTGCTCCATATATGAGCAATGTGAACGAAAATGGATTCTCTGTCTCTTGGGACTACTCTAAGATAGGACAATACTATATGTGGCTTTGCCGAAAATATGGTGTTGCTCCGGATAATGAAGTGGTGGCAGCTTTAGGGCTTTCCACTATCACGGATAAGTCTGATATTTGGTAAATGTCTAGGTTATGTTATATTCCCCTCATATATTAAAGAAGAAGTTCGTGAATAAGGTTGTCAACAAGTACAACGAGGTCATTAGCTCTTCTGAGGAATGGAAAGAAATGGGGCGTTGTCGGTGCGATGACAACTCTACCGAGCATTTCACTACCGAGAATGGTAGCATATATACACCGAAATATCATATTGTTTGTGACAAGTGCCAGATTTCCGAAGGTGATGAAGTCCAGGTCTATTTCGATGATGGAAGCTACCGAGGAGGTGGAAAGGTCTATAATGCCCCTAAGTGCAATTATCTTGGTTATATGAGTATCTATGTCTGATGTTATAAAGGATGAGATAGACGCTTTCTTTGCACAGGGAGAAAGGGAAGTAGATGAATTTCTTGATAGGTTAGGTAAAACTGCTGTTGAGCTTGATAAGGCTAACGGAAACTACCGAAACCGCACAGGTAATCTCAGAAGGTCTAACTATAGTAATGTACATGACCACACCTTGACCCTTGGCAACAAAGCGGAATATGCGTCTGATGTTTCCTCTAGGGGATATGATGTTATAGATTCGGGTATTCAGTATATCAAGAAAGAAATCGAGGATATGCGATGATAACAGAAATAGATGCTGGTCATGTAATCTATGATGACTTGGAACTTATGGGATTGGAACGAAGACTGAAAGGACATCTGACAAAGGGTGGACTTGAGGGGGAAAGACCTTTGGTCGGTGAGAAGATTCCTGATGAAGGCATGATAGTAATCATTCCTAAGCGCATGAGTGCAGACAAGACATATTTCAACGATTGTACTATAGAGGTAAACATATTGCTCAAAGATATAGAGGGCGAGGCTAATCCTCAATTGAACGAGCTTTTAAAGAAGGCTATTCAAACCCTGTCCGACAATGAGGTCGGAAAAGCTGAGGATGTATGGTATCGTTATTCTATCCGCTCCCACGGCATAGAGCAAGAGAGTAGGTTGAGTTGCCATTACGCAAACATTACTATTGATTTTGAAACATTAAACGTAAGATAAGATGAAACCATTTATTGGAATCAAGAGAATTTGGTATGGTGCTCCTCTTACCGAGGCAAATACACCTGCTAAGTTGGCTACATGGTTGAAAACCGCTACAGAGGTTAAGAACAGCCATGAGGGAACATGGGGATATTCTCAGGATGACCCTAGTGTTACCGAGTACAAGAACGAGCTGAACGGACAGGTTTACTATCGTGACAAGACCGATGAGGGTGCTAAGACAATTACATTCTCTATTGGTGTCTTTTCATGGAAGAATAAGGTAGACTTGCAGGGTGGTAAGATGTATAAGGCAACTGGAGAAGAGACTACAACGGAGGCAGATGCAGTAGGTTGGTCTTCTAGCCAAGATTTGGCTAATATCAACAAGTGTATCGTTGCTCAGACCAAGACAGGGAACTACATCGTTTTCTCAAATGCGGCTATCGTTGCCAAGGGTGACCAGCAGGATAAGAATATCACTTTGGGTATTTCTGCCGTTGCTATGGAAAGCGAGATCGATGGTGTGGCTGGCGAGTACCAATGGGAAGGCTCTGCGGTTGTAGAACAAGAATAAGACATAGGCAACAAATGATAGAGGGGGATGGTGTTAATGCCGTTCCCCTTTTTTAATATTCAGAACCATGAGTAAGGCAAGTAAATTAATTACGGATGCAATTCTTGGAGAGGACACCGTAACGATAATCGTGAATGGAAGGGCTTATTACGTTTCACCACCTACAATTATAAAATTGGTCAAGGCGGCTAAATACCTTGATAGTTTCGAAGAGGGCAAGACCTTAGCGGAAGTCTTATGCATGCTTAAGAATTTGGATGATGCTTGCAAGGCGTTGTCCGTATTCATACAAGGCGATGAATCCATTAGTGATGAATTATCTAAAGGAACGCTTGAAGAGGTTGTCAATGGCTTACAAACGGCTTATTCCTTAATCTCTATAAAGGATTTTCAGACGCTATCAATTTTGGCGAAGAGTGCGGCAAGGATGATAGCAAAACCACGACCATAGGTAACGATACACTCTTAGGACAGATTGCATCTTTTATGGATAGTCTGCATTTATCTTACCAAGAAGTCGTGAAAGAGATACCTTATAGAAACTTATTGCTGATGGCAAAAGACAAGCAAAGAGTAGCATGTGGTGATGTAATGTATGAGGTAACGGAAGAAGAGTTTGGAATGAACTTCAAAAAAGGATAAGTTTAAAATAATGCAAATAAAGTATTAAAAGCACTAAAACGCTTGCAAGTTAGCGAAATATTATTTATCTTTGCAAGCGCAGAACAAAAAAGGATAAAATGGCGATTTAAGAAATTGATAAGATATTAGAGACACGAAACCCGATGGACTATACCGAAAGGCAGTCCGAGTCACTATTCCTTTGACTTTGCAATCGGTAGTTTCGTGTTTTTTGTTTAAAATAAGATGCAAGATGTAAGGTTGATATTCGAGATACTGGTTTCCATGTTGCTTTGCGTTTGTCTCATATTGCTTGCTGTAAGTAGATATAGGCAAAAGAAAAAGCGTGAAGAACCGGAGCGAAAGGAAATGGACTTGATAGACTTCTTTTCTTTGGGAGGAGTTGCCTATTATTGGAACAAAGGTGGTAAGCAGCAGAAATGCTACACATACGAAGAATTTCTGAAAATCAAGGCTGACTACGTGGAGCTTTGGTTGAATCAGAATAGATATATTTTTAACTCTCAATTAGATAGCGATGATATATAAAGTATATGTTTTGTTTCCGACAATAGTTGTATCAGATAGTATTGTCGGTATAGCTTGGCTAGGAAAGGTCTTTGGCTGGCGATATGGAAAGAACAAGAAAAAGAGCAAGAATGTGTCCTTAATGATAGGATATAACACAGGAATGTCTCTTAAGTCGAAAATAGACGATAACGCAGCGGATGATTATTTAAGACGCATTGCCGAAGAAAATAGAATCTAAATTCAAGGGTTAGAGTCCCTTTTTTACAACCATATTACTTGTGGTTATTTTTATACATCGGTTTTTATTAACGATTGTTTTTTATGGTAGATAAATGTATAAAAACGAGCACAAGTTCCCTTATAGATGGACTAAAAAAGATGCTAATTTCACAAAAGACAAAGGTAAGGTGATGTCTTGCTTTTGTTGTGGAGGTGGAAGTTCCTTTGGCTACAAACTAGCTGGCTACGATGTTGTAGCCTGTAATGAGATAGACCCAAAGGTTATGAAGATGTACTTGAAAAATCACGATGTCAAGTACGCTTTCAATTGTGATATTCGTGAGTTGATTACCAATATCAATATGGGGGGGCATATTATGAAAGAAGAGCTTCATAATTTGGATATATTGGATGCTAGTTTCCCTTGTTCGGTATTCAGTATTGCAGGTGACCGCCAAAAGGCTTGGGGAAAGGAAAAAGTATTCCGAGAAGGTCAGAAGGCGCAAAGGCTTGACGATTTGGCTTTCTACTCAATCGACCTCGCTAAAGAACTAAAGCCAAAGGTAGTAGTTTTTGAGAATGTTCAAGGTTTATTACAAGGTGAAGCCATCGAGTACGTAAAGGAGATTTATAGACAGATGAATGATGCCGGATATATCTTGCAGCATTGGCTTCTCAATGCACGTAACATGGGTGTTCCTCAAAACAGACCTAGGGTATTCTTTATTGGGTTACGTAAAGACCTTTGCGAGCCGTTTATGGTTCAAAAGGATTTGTTCGAGCGAGTGCCTAAGATAGATATGGACTTCAACGAGAAAGAAATTGTCTTGGATGAGTTCTCTGACTATTGTGGAAGGCAAATTCCTAAAGGAATGATGAAGTATTGGGAGCATAGAAATGAGAAAGATAATTCTATCGGTGATATTGTCAAGCGGATGGATAATCGTCTTTCTATGTTCAATAACATGTTTCTCAAAAAGAACAAGGTATGCAATACCATATCAGCAATGGAGGATAGACTTGTGTATTATGATAATCCAAGTTATCTTTCAGCACATGATACGATTTTAGCATCAACATTTCCGATGGATTATGACTTTAATGGCATGAAACCTTGGTTTGCTTGCGGAATGTGTGTTCCTCCTGTTATGATGGCTAATGTAGCTACAAGAATCTGGGATTGTTGGTTGTCAAAGATTAAAAAGGAGGAATGCGCATGATAACAGCAAGTATGACTTCGGGTGAGATGCGTAGAGTACGAAACTTAGATGAAACAAGAATCTATGAGTTTCAGATGCGAAAAGCTAATGAGCTTAAACGTGAAATGAGAAAGCAGAACGTACGACAAATAACAAAGACCTTTGAGCTTGCTACACCGAATGCCGATTATCTCATCGTTGTAGGTGTAAAACATGGCGATGTATTTGCTTCCGGTTTGTTCATTTATCTGAAGGAAACCAACGAGTATATTCCTATGAGTAGAAACGAGGGGTATAGCGAAGATTGTTTTGCTATGAGCGTTCATTTTCTGAAGAGATTTGCAGAAAGGTTTTTGAAAAAAGACTTACCGATTGCCAAGATATTGCAAAAGATATATACATCGTTTACGGGTGCAGTTCAGCTCTATAGTGATGACAAGACAAGAAGAGTGGTATTTGCTATTCCGGAAGGGCTTATACTCACAGAATACGAGCAAGAAAAGCATATCATCCACTACAAAACCTTTGTAAGCATGGATATGCTAAAGAAGACACAGAAGCGAAGTTACGAGAAGATAAGTGCATTTCTCATGGAATCTTGTCAGCAAATAGCTAAAGCAAGAGACACCGGAAATGACGAAAGGCTGTGCGTTGTGTACAGAAGGTTTTACAATGATATTGATTTGCTAGATACAAAGGAGGCGCAAGCCGTATATTCAAGTTTCTTTGAAAAAGGAGGTAACAATGAAAGATAAAAGTATAACAAGGTTTCTTGGTGATATAAAGCCTATAAAGAATTACGAAAGGTATTATGTTAGCAAGCTGGGACATGTTTTTACTATTGGGAGAACGTCTCAATTAAAGGAAATCGCACCTTGCAAGACACCAAAAGGTTATCTGAAGGTATGGCTTTACAAGAACGGAAAGCGCAAGATGTTTTATATACATCGTTTGGTAGCTCAGGCTTTCTTGGAGAATCCAGAAGCGTTTCCAATGGTGAATCATAAGGATTTCGATAAGACGAATAACGATGTAGACAACTTGGAGTATTGCACCGCAAGATACAATGTGATTTATTCTGCTATAGCAAAGAAAACCTCTTCCGAATACTTGGGTGTGACTTGGAATAAGAGTGTAAGAAAATGGCAAGCGCAGTATCAGATAGGTAAAAAGAAAATATATATAGGTTGCTTTGATACGCAAGAAGAGGCTCATGAAGCTTATGTTAACGCTATAAAAGAGATTTGATATGCTTGAATTTGATAGAATATACAATTCCGACTGCATAGAAGGAATGAAACAAATAGAGAGCGGGAAAGTAGATTTAATTGTTACTGACCCACCATATTGTATCTCCTATAAGACCGGATGGAGAGCAGACGACCATCGTTTCTCTAAGGAAATACTCAATGACGATAATGAGCAATTGATTATTGATTATATGAGCGAATGCTACCGAATTTTGAAGGATGATAGTGCTGCTTATATCTTCTGTAGTGCCAAGACCTTGGACTTTTTTATGCAACAAGCGAGGCACGCAGGGTTTACCATTAAGAATGTGCTCATTTGGCGAAAGAACAACCATACGGCTGGAGATTTAGAGGCGCAATATGGTCAATGTTACGAGCCAATCTTGTATTTGAATAAAGGCAGACGAACCATAAATGGCAAGCGTTTGGAGGACGTATGGGACTTTGATAGAGTTCCATCAGATAAATTGGTACATCAGAACGAGAAGCCAATCCCCTTGCTTATGCAATGCATTTTGAAATCATCGGACGAAGGCGACTTGGTGTTTGATGGTTTTATTGGTTCAGCAAGTACAGCTTTGGCGTGTTTGAGAACGAACAGGAAGTTCATCGGTTTTGAATTGGATGTTGATTATTTCAAGGTGGCGCAAAGAAGAATTAAGGAAGAAATGTTTAATCAAAAAGATATGTTTGGATATGATGGAACTGAATAATATATACCAAGGAGATTGTCGAAAGCTTTTGAAACTGATTGATAGCGATAGCATAGACCTCGTATGTTCCGATGTGGCTTATCCGGTTCAGTCTAGGGGTGGCTCAGGGAGTATGGGAGGATATTGGACGGAATCTCAAACAAGAAAGGGCAAGATATTCAAGAATAACGATATTGATATTTCGGACTACATCAATGATTTGTACCGGATATTAAAGGACAGGTCGCATTGCTATCTGATGTGTAATGATTATAATTTAATGCACTTTCTTGATGTGGTCGGAAAAAGTGAGTTCCATTTTACCAAATGCTTAATATGGGATAAGTGCGCAAAAATATGTGGCCGCTATTATATGGCACAGAAAGAGTATATCATCATGCTACGCAAAGGTGGTGATAGACCGATAAATGAATGTGGTACATCTGATATTCTGAGTGTTCCTATTCCAACGAACAAGCGCAAGGATAAGGATGGTTTGATTAATCAGACTGAAAAACCAGTAAAGTTGATGGAGATACTAATCAGAAACTCGACAAATGTTGATGATGTTGTTCTAGACCCATTCATGGGGAGCGGTACAACGGCAAGAGCTTGCGTAAACCTTGAAAGAAAGTATATAGGCTTTGAAATAGACCAGCGTCAAGTAGATTTTGCCAATAACGAATTAAAGAATATGAGTAGGCAGTTAAGTCTGTTTTGAAACTATGGATATGTGCAAGGTGTTTTGTTGCAATCCTGTTGTAAGAAATGGGAATAAAGAAACAACGGATGCTCTTATAAGAGCTATGAGAGACGAAGCCTTAAAACGAGGGTTGGTACGTGATGAATTGATAGATTTTTGCAACCAATTCATAAGAGAGGGCGAAATCAAAGCTTGTATAGAGCATTTGCTAGATAATTTCAAACGTTATTTTTGGAGGTATCATTGATATGAGAAGAAGAAAGTTGAACAAGTCTCCAGTGCTAGGCTTCTGCGGATTTGTTATCGGTTACGAATGCAAGGAAAAGGGAATAAAGCTGATGGAGTGCGATAAGGCGCAAGCAGATGCAATCATAGTTCCTCATCACTTTTCACACAAGGTAACGAAGAATAGTTGCTTGAATCTTTTGGTATTGTATAAGGATAAGATAAGGGGTGCAATGCAAATAGGGTATGGAATCCGACCGCACATCAAGACTGAAAAGGGCGAAGTGTTGGATTACCATCAAGTGAGGGAATTTGACAGAATGTGGCTGTCTGATGATATGCCAAAGTTTAGCGAGACGATTTGCCTATCTCTCTTGCATAAGTATATTAGGGCAACACATAAGGAAATCAAGTACCTTATATCTTATGCCGATACGTCCATAGGTAATAAGGGAACTATATATAAAGCTGCAAACTATGAGCATATTGATACCATTAAGGCAGATTTCTATGTATTACCAAGTGGTGAGCGTGTGCATCCGGTTACTATGTGGCATCGGCACAAGACAAGAACATGGGAGGTTCTAAAGGAACTATACCCAGGAATAAAAAAGGCAGAAGGGTTTCAACTTAAATTTCTGAAGAAGTTATGAAGAAAAGAAATAAATGTATTCCTTGTCATTTGCATCCAGATCCTGAGCATTGGTTTAGAAAAGGTCAATCTTGGAAGGCGAAGGGCGCTTATGAAAGCGAGGATGATGCTTGGGAGTTTCTGAATCAGAATCCGAAGTTACGGGCACAAGGTATGGCGGTGTATCGGTGTAGGATATGCAACAAATATCATATAGGGCACAAGAACAACAAATAAAAAATATAAACAGCAATGATAGTAATAAAAATCAAAACATGGAAAGACTGGAAGAAGGACTTTCTTGATTGGGTGCAAGAACCTCGACGCAAAACTTGCAAGGATTTTGTAGACTATATGGAGGCTTTGCAAAATCGTGTTCTCTACAAAATAATAGCCGATACTTGCGATAAATACGGCAATATGCGTGAGGGGCAAATCCAAGACATCACAGAAGCAGTCGAAAAATGCGTGGCTGAGTGTGCTAAAGAAGCACGCAAGTTAATCGATGAATGTCAGCCCGTAAAATTCTTCTAAGGCTGTAACTCTCATTACAAGCAACACAAACTCTACACAACAAGCGCAGTCAGCGTTATTTTAAAACATAAATAGTTGAAAATATGAAAAAAGAAGATAGACTTAAAATATATCGCAAATACGATGGTCATTGTGCTTATTGCGGCAAGAGTATAGAGTATAAGGATATGCAGGTTGACCATCTTGTTCCGAAGAATCGAGGGTGTTACTCTCGGTGGAGCAACAAGGCGGGAAAGTTTGTCGTATCCCATGGCGATGATTCCATGGAGAACTATATGCCATCTTGCAGGTCTTGTAATCTTCGTAAGCGTGATATGAGTTTGGAACAATTTCGCTCAGAGATTACTAAACAGGCTAAAGGATTGCTTAATGGTAAGGCTTCTTTCCAAGTAAAGATGTCGCTTGCTTATGGGTTAATCGAAGAGCACTTTGATAGACAAATTGAGTTCTACTTTGAGAAATTTAAATAGTTGAGAATATGAAGAAGTTTAAGAAGTCGATAGAGATTAGCACTGAGAATATTTCAGACGTTCTTCAAGTGCCAATTGTTACAAGTTTATACAAGACTAAGAATTTTAAAAATCCTTGTCTTGAAGGTCGTAGCGTTCCTTATGATACTATAGCATTGATGTATGTTCATATCGAAGGCTTTGATAGCGATTTTTGTATTGACCAAGGCAACATTCTCGCTCTTGATATTTGCGATACTTGGTATGCTTTTTCGAGGCGTGGATGGGATAAACATAAAAACGATGAGGTATGAAGAAAAAAGGATATTACGAATACGACCAGCCCATTTACCCACACTTATTGTGTGTTGGGGTTGGGTTGCAGTTTGAGGATGCAAAGAAAGCATTCTTGAATAATGATGGTACGGATATTGAAAAGTACGATTTTTTTAATGGTGATGGATTTACTTATTACGGACTTCACATAAGAGAAACAGGAAGAAAGTGCGTTCTTGTTTTATTCAGTAGCAGTAAGGCTATGCGTATGAATGTAATTTGTCATGAGGCTAGTCACGCTTGTGATGCTATCGAGGGTAATATTGAAATGAAACATGGTGGAGAACCATCTGCCTATCTGATAGGTTGGATAGCATCATGTATCAATAAGGCTCGTTTGGGAATTGGAGATTTCGTTGAAATCGTAGATAAGGAAGAAAAATAGCCCAAAGGCAAAATACCTATTTGGGTTTACCCCATCACTATATATAATAATGTAGTGGTGGGGATTTTTGTGTTAACGTCAGCAAATTATTTGTTCATACTATTATAGAGTGTTAAAGGCTATAAGAAACACATTAAATAATTTGCATATTTCGAATATTCTTTGTATCTTTGCATCGTAATTAAGAAATAAAGGTTACTAATTAAAAATGGTGAGACACACCACAAAAACTGTAATAAGAAAATGAAAAAGTTTTTTGAAAACTTATCTGAAAAGTTTAATGATGCGGCTTTTGAGGCGCAGCTTGATGATTTTACTTGCGAGTTTGATGCTATTAACAAACCTGCTGAAATCGTGGTGTCCGTTAAGAGTAGAAAGGTTATCCATTCATATGGAAATATTTCTTCTTATCCATATTACAATGTAGATAAGATTAATATCTATAATGAAGACGGAGAAGACGTGTCTTCAAAATATCCTTTGTTCTGCCAAAGAGTTAAGGATTGCGTGCCTTCTTATAAAGATGTAGAGAATGACTTGATGGAGGCAAATATGAGCGATACCGAGCTTTATTTCGGCTCAGAGGATAATTATTTGCATTACAAGTATGGTAACTAAATGGTTTGGATATGGAGTACGAAAATAAGTTTGTAGGTCTTTCATCTGTAATGAGTCACGACCTTGAAATATTAAGGTATGAACTAGAGTATGGATGGAAATTGGCTCTTATACCAAATGATGTGTGGTACAACTAATTACTTTTAAAATTTCAAATTATGGCATATTATAAAGTTAGTGTAGATGTATCGGATTTATTCGATGATATGCTCGTCCATGCACAGAAGAGTTTTCTTATTGACAAGTTTTGCTCTTTAGCAACAGACCAGCAGATAGAGGTAGTAAGCGAAATGCTGGAGAACCTAAATGGCGACCAAGTAGCTAAAGTTATAGAAGACGCTTTCGATAACTTGCATGAGCAAGGTCAAGAGCAAGTAATCAACTATGTGAACGAATAAGGCTATGATGTCCGATAAACAATATAGAGTTGCTCGCAAGGGTGTTGTTGAGCAACTTAAATTAGCTCAGAGACTACATTGCAAGCACATGGAGCAGAAGTATAAAGTGGCTTTGGAGAAGTTAGAGAAACGCTTCTTAAAGCCGGATGCTGTGGGCTGCTTCGATTTGGGCGCAAGGGTATCAAATAGTTATTATCATCTTTAAATGGTTAAGGGTATGGAAAAGAAAGAATATTCTGTTGTCGAATTTATTCAATATCTCAAAGATAAGCCATATATTAAGCTTTATAAAGCAGCTCGTTTAGCTGAGATTAATATGAGAAGAGAAATGAGAATATTGCGATATTCCCCGTTTTATTTAGATAGAGAATAGATGTATTAAAATAAAGGTTATGGGAACAAAAGTAGAAGTAAGGACTATTCCTTTGCATGGATTGTTCATCCATAGCAAGCAGGTTTGGCGGTCACTCGGTAAGCTTAGAGCTGAAAGCCATTCTACGACAGCGCAAAAGGTGTTTATGAATGAGCATGATACCGAGGTATCAACTGAGAATGCTGATTTCATTGATGGCTTGAAAGTCACTCCTTATGATGGTGAGCTGCCAAAAATATCAAAAAACGTTGGTAGTATGAGTTACTACCAGTATTGTTTAACGCAAAAATTGGTTTAGTTATGGAAGATTTATCTATTGGCTCAGAAATCGTCTTGAAGGTAGTTGAGGCAGAGAAAGAACAATGCAATGGTTGTTTTTTCGATGAGATATGTACTGGCATTTATGAAAAAGTTTGTGGAGATTTCAAGTGTGTCGCAATCGACAGAAAAGACGGAAAGGCTGTTCAATTTAAAAGAATAAAGTGATATGGAGATAAAAATTAATATAGCGGCTATTTTAAAGGATAAACCGCAAGGAACTAAGTTGTATGACTGGTTGCATAATATAGATGTAGAGTTAGATACTATCAGTACTACAGATACAGAAACAGTAGTCTGGTGTACGAATGAGACTAATAATAATACTACTTGCCATCGTGGTTATTCCGAATTTGGTACAGAAAGAGGTTATCCTGATGGCTTACAGATTCTCTTTCCTTCAAAGGAAATGCGTGATTGGTCTAAATTCGCTTGGAAGAAAGGAGATGTGCTTGTTAGTAAGCATGGAACTAAAGAGGTTATCTTTGATGGTTTCGATGATGACTATTATGTCACTTTCAAAGGTAAGCACGCATTAGAGACTATAGAAGGAGAGTCAGAGTACAAGGGTGAATCAGATGATGGCTATAATTATTTTTATACAGAGAACTATTATCTTGAATCTGAGGATGCTGCCCAGACTTACATCAATACTCTAGAGAAGATATTGGGTGGCAAACTCAATCGTGAGACCTTGGAGATTGAAAAGCAGACTGAGTTCAAGGATGGAGATATAGCTTTTGCCGACTATGGTAATAGACAAAATGTATTTGTAGTATCAGACAAAACTGATTTATCAGAAGGTTATAGCTCATTTATTTCTTTAGATTTAAGTAGTCTAACTTTGAGTATGGGCTGCAGAATCAGTTTCTTTAAGAAAGACCTTTGTAAACTTCGCCTTGCTACAGAAGAAGAGAAAAAACAGTTCTTCTCAGCTCTCGAAAAGGAAGGCAAACGATGGGATAGTGATAAGAAAGCTATTGTTGATTTGAAGCCAAAGGTTGAGCTAAAACCATTTGATAAGGTGCTTGTCAGAGACTTTGGAAGCCAAGCATGGCAAGTAAGCTTGTTTGGCTATAAAGATAGCGATTTTTATTATTGTTGTAATGGTTGTGGTTGGAATCAATGTATTCCTTACAACGAAGAGACAGCACATCTACTAGGAACGACTGGTGAGTGGAAAGGAGGTGAGGGATGAAAGGATTATGTAGTTACTGCTCCAGATATTTTTTTTGTAGCAAAAGACCCAATCAAAATGAGGAGGATGTAATACTTTGTTCAAGCTTTACCCAGAATAATGATAACGAAGAAAACATTTGGGAGCAGAGAAGATATGAGATAGCAAAAGATGTTGCAGCAGGTCTTGTACAACGTCCTAACTCTACGTATGACAGTGTTGTTAATTCTGCCTTCAAAATCGCAGATAAATTAATAGAACGTTTAAAGGAGAAGTAAGTTATGATAGACGATAAGAAAATAGAAGCTGCCAAAGAAGAAATCTATGAAGATAGATTTCTGTTAAATGGCGAAGAGATAGTCTTCAACAATGATGAAAAGGAAGAAATGTTCTATGAGGGGGACATCAAAGAAGCTATTGGACTAGGTGCTAAGTGGGCTATCAATGAGTTCTTGAACGATTTGAATGAATTGCTTCGTCCTGCTAGCGAAGTTCCTAGAAATGATAACGGAAAGATTCTAGCATTCTCAAAAGCGAATAGTAATATGAACGCTATGTTAAATGAAACTGTTTGCTACACATATCAAAAAATGTGGGAAATTAGAGTTAGAGCATATACTTTTACTGATTGGGCATTCGTGGAAGACTTACTTGATTTAATCAAGAAAGGAGGCAAACAATGATATATCGTGATATTGATAGGTGTTACCTTTATCAAATAGCACCAAAGTTTCCTGATAATTTTGTAGTCAATACAACTTCACCAAAGGAGTATGGTCAGAAACTTTTTAATAGAAAGCGAGGTAAAAAATGAAAGAAAATAAACACTCGTTAAAGATAAGTCGTAGTTGTGGTGATATTACCCTTGATGGTTATCCAATAGCTACATATTCAAATGATGAATTGAAGATTCTAAAGAACCTGTTGACAAAGGTTTTGGATGAAGTGAATGAATATATAAAAGACTAAGCGTATGAAAGAGTTTAAAGTTGGAGAAAGAGTAGTCTTGGAGATTACTGAAACCGAGGAAGAAACTTGCTATGGTTGTTTCTTTTTTGGCAATAGTGGTTGTGAAGTTTGGAGGAAATACCCATGCGATTCTAAACTACGTAAGGATAATAAGAATGTAATCTTTGAAGAAGTTAAGGAGTAAAGCGTATGAAACAGAAGTTGAAAATGATATGGCGAATCCTACGTGACAGACAGGTTGTAGTAATAACCGAAGACCACGGAAGAATGTACTATAATTGGGACACAAGGAGTCTTGAAGATGTTTGCCAAATGTGTCACAAAGTGCATGATATGGCTCTTATAATGAATAATAAAGAATGAAACATATGAATAAATTAAGATACATTCCAGGAGACTTGGTTTATCAAAAAGATGATGAAGGGCATTGGAATATTAGGTCTTTATCTGCACTTAATTTAGCTCTTATAAATTACAAAGATATTAAGCCAATTCCTCTTACTTCAGAAATTCTAGAAAAGAATGGTTGGAGAAAGACTAAAATATATTATAAACTTGATTTAAATAATCATCAAGAAGTATGGGCTTATGAAAATCATGACTATACTTACGATATTTTAGTAGGGTTTAAAAAAGATGATATTTTAAGTACTATTAAAGAAGGTTTAAAGTATGTGTCTGAATTACAAAACATTCTTTTTGGTCTAGACCTTAATCACGGAATGGAGGTGTAGGTATGGCTAAGTGTCCTTTTAATAAATATAAAGAGTGTCAAGAATCAGATTCGAGATATTGTTATTGTACTCTTCCATGT